AGAAACCGTATGTTTCTCTTGGTACTCGGACATATCTACACGGATAAGAGAATCTTCACTTCCAAACATTTCTTTTGCAAGTTGTTTAGCTAAATGAGTTTTACCAACACCCGTAGAACCTAAGAAAATGAATGACCCTATTGGACGATTCGGATCTTTAATTCCAAGACGATTTCTTTTGATGGACTTTGCAACTTTGATTACAGCTGCATCTTGACCGATTACTGTACCAACAATTTGTTTATCCAAGTTGAGAAGAGCTTTCGAATCATCTGTGGACATTTTATTGACAGGAATTTTGGTCATGTTCGAAACAACATCATATACATCCTCCAAACTGATTTTCTGTTTGTCCTTTGACATCTGTTCTTCAAACTTCTGTTTTTCTTGTTCTAATTTGTCCAACAACTTTTTCTCCTTGTCTCTGAGTTGAGCTGCTTGTTCATAATTCTGTTTTTTAACAACATCTAACTTTTGTTGTTTCAATTCCGCAGCTTTACGTTTCAACTCCTCAATTGATTCAGGTACTTTCAATTCAGTCTGCATTCTTGCTCCGACCTCATCCATAATGTCAAAAGCTTTGTCGGGAAATTCACGGTCAGTGATGTACCTCTCGGCAAGTTTCACACATGTTTCAATTACCTCATCCGAATAAACTACTTTGTGATATGATTCATACTTATCACGAACGTTTTTCAGAATTTGAATCGTTTCAACAACTGAAGATGGTTCTACAATTACTTTTTGGAATCTACGCTCCAATGCCCCATCTTTCTCGATGTTTTTTCTGAATTCATCCAAAGTTGTAGCACCGATGACTTGGATTTCCCCACGAGACAATGCAGGTTTAAAAATGTTGGAACCGTCCATTGAACCAGATGAATTTCCTGAACCTACCAAAGTGTGAATCTCATCAATGAAAACAATGATGTTTGGATTCGCTTGAAGTTCTTCGATAATTACTTTCATCCTCTCCTCGAATTGTCCACGGTATTTTGTACCAGCGACAACGGAAGTCAAATCAAGATTAACCAATCTTTTGTCCAACAAATTTCTTGGACAATCCCCATTTACAATTTTCATCGCTAAACCTTCAACGATTGCAGTCTTACCACAACCAGGTTCACCAATGATAATTGGGTTATTCTTTTTTCTTCGGGATAAGATTTGAGCAATTCTAAGAATTTCTCTGTCTCTTCCGATTACGGGGTCTAACTTTCCCGCTTCAGCAAGTTTATTCAAATCTCTACTGAAATTATCAAGTACAGGTGTTGAGGTCTCACTTGCAGACTTCTGTTTTTTACTCATCATTTTGTCTTCGTCGTCCATTAGGTCATTCATAGTTCTTTTTTTTTACAAAGTAATAACAAAGTTTATTCTTTTCCAAATATTATGACAAAATGTCATATTTTTCATGAAAATATTTGATTTTTGTGACATGGTGTCATATAATTTGTGTGGGCATCAAACTTGATTACAAATATACGAAAATAAACTTAAACAAAAAAAATATAATTATGTTCGGTAGAGAAAGAAACTTAAATGATTTGTGGAAAGCGTTTGACGATATGTTCAAACAATTCGATGACGTAGATGGACAATGGAAAACCCATAAGAAAATTTCCGATGATGGAAGTATGGTATTCACGAGTTATTTTTATGGTGGAAACCAAGTCCCTAAAGAAACAAATACTAAGACTCTTAAACAACAACTAGATCTTGCAATCGAAAATGAAGATTTTGAAAAAGCGGTTGAATTGAGAGATAAAATTAAAAAACTTGAAAGTAATCAAGTTGAAATCGAAAAGTTGGAACTTGAACTCAAACAATCAATCAAAGAACAAAATTTTGAGAAATCAATTGAAATTAGAGACCAACTCAAGAAATTGAAGTAATCAAAAAACCCTCACTATCGGTGAGGGTTTTTATTTTTTATAATAGTCAAAATGTAAAAAGTTTTCATAATATTTATATTTATGAAACCATTCCAAAAATATTTGAATAACTCTCCGTTCTTGAATGAATTATTGGAGACCTATTTGGAACTCAGACGACATCTACAAGAACTTGGATTCAGTGAATCAGAACTTGATAGTCCTCCCCAATATACTTTTAAGATGATGAGTCTCCAAGAAAAATTTCAAAGTCAATTCAATTCTTTGATTAGGTTTATTATCGATTATGGATTTGATGTCACCAAAGAAGAAGTTCAAGACTACATTATGCCGTTACTATTAAAAATAAACGAATTAATACCACTCCGAGATGGCGATACTGAAAGAAGAGATAAAGGGGACGAAGATTCTCAATGAGATTAAATCTTCAAACATAAAAAAAACAGAATACGATACTGAAACGAAAAAACTCGTTGTTGAATTCAACAATGGATTAAAGTACGAGTACGAAGACGTTCCACATCAGACATATACTAAGTTTAGAGTGTCCGAGTCACAAGGAAAGTTTTTCACTACGGACATATCGAGAGCATTCAAGTACAAAAAAATATAGTATTTATCTAAATGAATAATTTTCAAAAAATTCTTAACAGTTTTTCAGTACAAGAAACTCTCAATCCGAAAGTATGGGAAAATCCTGAAAATCCTCAAAAAGCTAAAATGATTCCTAAAGTGAAAAAAGCTTTGATGAGAATTGCTGAAGAATTTATTGATTATTTGGGAGAAGATGTTTTTGTTGAAGATATTGTTTTAACTGGTTCGTTGGCTAATTTCAATTGGTCAGAGTTCTCCGATTTCGATCTACACATTATTGTTGATTTCCAACAATACGAAGACGAGTCAGATTTATACAAAGAATTATACAATTTGAAAAAACAAGTTTTCAACGACAAACACGACATCAAAATATTTGGGTATGATGTTGAATTGTACGCCCAAGACAGTGAAGAGCCACATTTTGCCACAGGTGTTTATTCAGTATTAAACGATGAGTGGGTTACAAAGCCCAAAAAAATAGACATTGAAATTGATAGAGGTGTATTAGAGAAAAAAATCAAGAATTGGACTGAAAAGATAGACAAAGTAATTGAGTCAGAACATTCAGAGGATGATATTAAACTAATTGATTCAATCAAAGAAAAGTTAAAGAATTACCGTAAATCAGGGTTGGAAAAGGAAGGTGAACTTTCATATGAAAACTTGGTTTTTAAATTTTTGAGAAGGTCGGGACACATCGAAAAGTTGTTCGATATTTCAAATAAAGCAGTCGATAAAGAACTTTCTGTTGAGAGAAAATTGGAAGACTGATACTTACACCTTAATAAATGTGAATAACCGTATATTTATAAAGAAAAAATTAAATGGCTTTTAATTATTATATTGCGTCTTCCTGTAATTCCACCACACAACTATACATCAAGTCGGAGGAAAATCTCATTCAGGGTAAAATCTACGACTTGAACATCGATGGTGGTGGTAATGGATGTTATACCATCGCGTCAGGTTTTGACACTCCTTTAGCTTTGACTGCAACAATTTTTAATGGACCATGGGACAACTGTATTGAATGTTTGGGTGATATTACTCCAACTCCTACAGCGTCAAATACATCGACTCCGACAGTAACACCAACCAAAACTCCAACACCTACACCGACAAAAACCGCGGCAGTCACACCAACACCAACTGTTACTCAAACTGTAACAAATACTACTTCGCCTACAAACACTGCTACGGTGACAAGAACACCAACTCAAACACCAACTGTTACAACTACTCCAACCCAAACTGCAACTATTACTCCTACACCATCAATTACACCAACCAATACGGTGACTCCAACTACTTCATTGTTGGCTTACACATATTATATTATTACTCCTTGTACGGGAGGCACAACTTTATACGCAAAATTTAGAGGTACTCTTGTCAGTGGAAAAATATATGATTTGAATGTCGACGGAGGAGGTCATCAATGCTACACGGTAAATAATGGTTTTGATACACCTTTGGCTTTGGATGTGACTATATTCAATGGACCTTGGGAAACTTGTATTGAATGTCTTGGAGATATAACTCCAACACCAACAGCATCGAATACATCGACTCCAAGTGCTACACCAACATCAACTACAACTCCGACTCCAACAAGAACTGCAGGAGTGACTCCAACTCCTACGGCTACAGTGACTCAAACTGCAACTTCAACACCAACTGTAACACCATCAGTAACAGTTACAACTACTGTTACTGCGACACCAACTCAAACACCAACAGTTACTTCAACACCAACTAATACCACAACGATTACACCGACACCAAGTATTACTGCATCTGCGAGTGGAACACCACCAGTCACATCAACACCAACACCAACACCAACAGTAACTTCAACACCATCAGGAACACCAAATACAACTCCAACCGCAACCCCAACTCCGAGTGTAACTTTCAATTATACAATAGAAGTAAACCAACAATACGAATATACAATTGATATGTTGGGTTCATTCAGTGGAGGAACCGCACCATCGGGTTCAACAGTCCCTTACCAAGTAATGACTGATGAAGATGGCAACGTAACAATAATTCAGTTGAACGCAATATCTTTAGGAGGATTCCAAGGATTAAATAATTAAACATAGAAAAAAAAATAAATTACAATATGGGAGATTTGAAACCACTTGGCAGTGAAAAATTGACTGGACAAGAAAAGATAAAAAGAATCATGGAAATTGCTCGTTTCAACGAGGTAATTCCTGCTACTATGAATGAAACTGCAAAGTCTGAATATTCTATTTCACTTGCTGATGGAAACAATTATGAGATAGTCAAAGAAAGACAAGGGTATATTATTAAGAAAACTATTTCTGAGTCTCAGACTGAATACATTGAGCCAATGAAAAATAGAAAGTACTATTCTTCATATTCTCAGGCATTCAAGAGACTGAACTTGTTGGCTGGTGAATTGAACAGACTCAATGAGAATGAAGAAGGAGTATCTTTTTTCGGAGAACAGAAAAAATTCGTTTTGAAAACCCCAAAGCCAGCAGCTGATGAAATGCCAGCAATGGCAGAACCTTCGGCACCTGCAGCTCCGCCAGCGGTTCCAGCTCCAGCATTACCTCCATCTCCAGTAGACGCCCCTGAGGGTGGTGAAGATATGGGTATGGAAGATATGGGTCCTGAAGGTGAAATGGGAGTTGACGTATCTATGGATGTTGAAACGTCTGATATGGGGGACGAAGAAGTATCTTTCAAGACTATCCAAAAACTTACAGGTAAATTGACTCAGAAAATTAGAACATTGGATAGTCAAGAACCAATGACTTCTGAAGATATAAAGTATGTGATTAACATGGTCCTTTCTTCAGTTGATTTGAAAACTTTATCCGAAGAAGATAGAGAAGACATTCTATCTAAGTTTGATGAGGAATCTGAAGATTTAGGTGGAGATGATATGGGTGGATTGGACATGACGGACGATTCAGAAGTTGAAGATATTCAAGCTGATATGGACGTACCTGTTGAGAGTGAAATGGAAGAAGGTGGGTACGGAAACGGTGCAATCATCGACAGTATTTTTGGTGAATCTGCAATCGATAAAGTTATTTCCAAGTATTTTGAAATTTCAAAGAAAGAAATTCTTGAAAGTAAAAAAAATAAAATGAATGAATCTTTGTCTGTAAAAAAACAGATGGAAGAAGTTGTAAAATTAAGTGAGACAATCGAACAAGAATTGACATCAAAAAAATTCTTACAGGAAAATTCTTCAGCTAAAATTGTTGGAATTACTAATAAGAAAAATTTGGTGTTCGAAAATAAAGGACAACAAGTAAAAATATCACCTGAAGGATTATTAGTATGAGTAATTTGATATACGTAAATGGTTTGGGACCTAATTATAGGGGGGACAATCTTTACGAATTCATTTTCTCTGATAGTCTTGATGTTTGGGGAGATTCTTGGGACAACAAGCCATCGAATGGCTATCCAGGACCACCTGAATTACAATACATAAAAAAAGTGGGAGTTCTGAGAAATACTGATGTTAAATTGGAATTGATTCAGAACTCCGATTTTTTTTCTATGGAAGATGCAATCGATGATGTGGTTGCTTTAGCTTGGGAAACAGACGAGTATGAGAATCAGAAAAGAATGGTTTTTAGATTTGGGATGTCCGAACAACAAATAAAAGACAAACTCTACGAAAGAGATTTGATATTGGAATTCGAAAAAAAAGTAGTTTATGAAAATTAATAAGAAAGCACTCGAATTGATAGATAAAGGATTGTCAGCAAAGACCGTGGGGAAGATGACTGAATCTCAGATTGCCGTATTACATTCAAAATTGATGATTGAAGCTGTTACACAACAGACAACCACATCTTACAATATACCCACAAGTGATTTGGAAAAAGGAACCGCAGTTCCAGCCCCTCCTGCAGGGAAAAAAATGGTAATTCAAAAAACATCAACAGGAATCAAGGCGACTCCGATGGAAGAAATGGCTGAAGAAGAAGAAGTTACAATCGATCCGAACAAAGAAACTGAAACTCAAGATCCGAAACAAGTCGGTCCTTCATCAGATGATGGATTTGGTGATGAAACTGATGGTATGGGTATGTTCGAAAGTGAGACAGACCTCAAGCCAGGTCAACCGAATCCATGGGCAATATGTCATGCACAGGTGGGACCAAAGAAAACAAGAAAATTTGAAAGATGTGTAAAATCAGTAAAAAAACAATTGGAAGAAGGAAAAAATCCTGTATCTTTGTTTTTGGAAACTGAAATTATGAAAATCGTGGAAAGAAACATTCTCCCAAGAATCACCAAAGGTGACTTATTGAAATATTTGTCTGAAGCTCCAACAGAGGCTCCAACAAAACCTATTACCAAACCTGATACAAAACCAACTACAAGACCTGCGCATCCTGGAAAAAATCCAAGGCCAGGAGAACAAATCGATCCAAAAGCTGGTGAACCAACTACCGCTCCAACTAAACCAATTACCAAACCTGACACGAAACCAACTACACGACCTGCACACCCTGGAAAAAATCCAAGACCAGGAGAACAAATTGACCCGAAAGCAGGAAGAATATCTCCCGAAGATGCTAAACAAGAAGTAATTGATGTTATACTAAATTTATTGGGTAAATAAAATGGCAAAATTAAAAGAACAAATAAAGTACGGGGACAGACCTGAAAGAATGGACCCAAGATTGGAACTCAAATTAGGGAGTCCTGAAAATTTGTATGCAAAAAATCCTGCAATGAGAAAGGGTGTTGAAGACGTACAAAGATTGGTAAGTTCAAGATTTGGTAAAGTTGCTGACAAGTTAAAACAAGTAACTGGAATAGAAGATATTAGTTCTCAACAAGTACAGGGCATGATTTATCAGGAAATGATGAGTAAGGTCCCTGCAATAACAAGAATTGAAGGAAGACACAGAGAAGAATTGGAACAATTAGCGATTGACGCTTCTTTGGAAGAAACCCAAGTGCCTACAGACTGGTTTGAAATCGAAGCATTACTGAATAGAGCACCAATTAATACTTCGGACTTTAGAATGAAAATGTCCAAACCTGAAAAAAAAGACGACGATTCTAAACAACCTGAAATCCCTTCTTTCGATGTTGAAGACTTGACTGAAGACGAATTGATGGAATTGGAAATTCATAAAAGAAATATGATTAATGCAATCATTCAAGGGGCAGCGAAGAAAGGACATTATATATTCCAAAAACCAGAGGTAAAAGAAAGACTTGATGCAATTGACCCCCAACTTTATCCAGCGTATTTGGGAATTATGGCAATCAATGATTTCATGTATTTTTCAATGGAACAAATGATTGAAATGATGTCTCGCACAGGAAGTGGTGTTGCGGGTAAAGTAAAATTGGAGAATAAAGATGAGGATGAGGAGGAAGAAGGTGGAGAAGATAGACCCGACACTAAAATTGTTGCTGAAGGATTAATATTCCCTATTTTGTGTCATGAGATAATCAAAGGTTTGGAGGAATCTATTGCAAGACATGGATTACCTGAAGACCCTGAAATGTCAAGAAATGTAAGAGGGGTTACTGATGTATTGTCCAATGAACCAATGCAACTCAGAATCGGTCCAGAGATTGTAGAAAAAATCAGATTTGCTTTACCAGATGAAATGTTTGATGAAGAGAATAAAGGTTTGGTTCCTTGGTTTTATTCTAATCTGTATCAGACACCAGCTCAAGAGTTTTTAGAAATTATTGGAAACGCAATCTCTGAAGATGAATCGAAAGTCAAAAAAGCGACCGCAAAATTCAAAGAAATCATGAGAAAGGCTCAACAACAGAAAAGTGAGTATGATGAGTCCAAAGGGACCGATAGTTCCGAAGACGAAGATGATGATTATGATCAACTCTACAGAGATTTGGGAATACCAAGACCATAAATCATATATTGATTTGACTGTGTGAATAAAGAACAATTAATTATAGAATATACGAAGTGTATGAGGAATACCCCTTATGCACTTCGTACTTATTTACAGACATACGATAATACAGTATCCAAATATGTCCCTTTGGATTTATTCCCCGACCAAGTATCTCTACTCGAAGATTACGAAAGTCACAACGAAAATATTGCCCTAAAATATCGACAAGCAGGTGTTTCCACAGTAACAGCTGCATGGGCATCAAAAAAACTAGCCTTCGCAAGAAAAGAAAAACCTGAAAAAGTTTTGATTATTGCCAACAAATTGGATACGTCCGTAGAAATGGCAAACAAAATACGTGGGTTTATAGAACAATGGCCAGCATGGGTTGGAATTGGATTTTCAGCAGAAAAGAATTCTCAAAGACATTTCAAATTAAATAACGGATGTGAAGTCAAAGCGGTTGCAACATCTAAGGACGCCTTGAGAGGTTATACACCTACAATCCTTATTTTTGACGAAGCTGCCTTCATCGAGGCTGACGGAGACTTTTGGTCAGCTTGTATGGCTTCCCTATCTACAGGTGGTAAAGTGATAGTTGTATCTACACCTAACGGATATGACCCAATTTACTATGAAATTTATGACCAAGCTTTGAGAGGTATGAATGATTTCAAAATCTCCGAAATGTTTTGGTACAGAGATCCGAGATATACCAAAGATTTGTATATGGTCAAAACTGGAGATTTGGTTCATTATTTACTTAACAGAGAAGACTATCCAATCGATACTATCATAGATTTATCTACGGATAATCCGTATGACCGAGATCATGCCGTAACGACAGATTACATAGAAAAAGGATACAAACCATGTTCTTCTTGGTTTGAGGGGATGGTAAAAAAATTGAAGTATGACAGAAGAAAGGTTGCACAAGAATTGGAATGCAATTTCTTGGGTTCAGGGGACAACGTTTTCGATTCTGACTTGATGCAAAATATTGCTAAAAATCAACTTCAATCACCACAAGCAAAACTAATGGGCAATGCATTGTGGATTTTCAAAGAGCCAGTCAATGGTCACAAATATGTTATGGGAATTGACGTTTCTCGTGGTGACTCAGAAGACTTTTCATCCATACAGATTATCGATTTTGATGAAAGAGAACAATCCTTAGAATATGTTGGGAAAGTTCCACCTGATGTCTTAGCCGAGATTGCTTACAAATGGGGTACTATGTATAATGCGTTTTGTGTCATAGATATTACAGGAGGAATGGGAGTTTCAACCGCAAGAAAACTACAAGAACTACAGTATCAAGGAGGTCTCTATGTTGATGGTGTTGATACTTCAAACAAATGGAAGTGGGACCCCAAAATTAATGAAAAAATACCAGGTATTAATTTTAACACAAAAAGAGTTCAAATTATTGCTGCATTCGAAGAAGGAGTTAGACACGGGTTCAAAATTTTTTCACATAGAACATACAATGAAATGAATACTTTCGTTTACATAAACGGAAGACCTGACCATCAAAAGGGACAACATGATGATTGTATCATGGCTTTATCTATGGCAATTTATGTTGCAGAAAAATCATTTCAATCCCTTACTAAAGTGGTAAACCATACAAAAGCAATGTTGAATTCATGGGCGACTGTGGTCAGTGAGAACAAAAATACCTCGGACTATTTTAATCCTATGGTTCCTCAAATGGGTAAAGACCCCAACTTGATGAATAATGGCCCATCCAAATCGGATTATCAAAAATATGGGTGGTTATTTGGTGCTAAATAACTATTTATATTATCAGGGTAAATAGTAAAATTACGTATGGCAGAACAAAACATGACCGTTTGGCAGAGATTGTCTCAAACCTTTGGGCCGAACTCACTTCTCAATCAGGATTATCCAACATTTAAGTTTGATAAAAAGGAACTTCTGCGAACAAAAAGTAGAGAAGAGTACGAAAAAGAAAAACTACAAGCACAACAAACATACTACCTTACAAATCAGTGGGCTAAGGTAGAAAACAATTTATATTCCCAAGCAATTTATTATGAACCAACAAGGTTGTCTGCTCAATATGACTATGAGTCTATGGAGTACACCCCTGAAATTTCAGCAGCATTGGACATATACGCCGAGGAATCCACTACAACAAATGAGGATGGATTCATCTTACAAATTTATTCTGAATCAAAAAGAATTAAAGGTGTCTTAGCTGATTTGTTCAATAATGCATTGGACATTAACACTAACTTGCCAATGTGGACTCGGAACACCTGTAAGTATGGTGACAACTTTGTTTATTTGAAGTTGGACCCTGAAAAAGGAGTTGTAGGGTGTCAACAATTACCAACTATAGAAATTGAACGACATGAGGTTGGAGCAAGTGGCAAAATATCTGTTGATGTAAAAAATGAAGTGGATAAGGACCAAAAGTCATTACACTTTACTTGGAAAAATAAAAACATGGAATTTCAATCTTGGGAAATGGCTCACTTCAGATTATTGGGTGATGACAGAAAACTCCCTTATGGAACTTCAATGTTGGAAAAAGCAAGACGTATATGGAAACAACTTCTTCTTTGTGAGGATGCTATGTTAATTTATAGAACATCTCGAGCACCTGAAAGAAGAATTTTTAAAGTTTTCGTTGGAAACATGAATGATGACGACGTTGAAGCGTACGTACAAAGAGTTGCCAACAAGTTCAAGAGAGAACAAATTGTTGATAGTAAGACAGGTAATGTCGACATGAGATTTAACCAAATGGCGGTAGACCAAGATTACTTTATTCCTGTTCGTGATCCAGCAGCACCAACACCAATTGATACATTGGCAGGTGCTCAAAACCTATCAGAAATTGCCGATATTGAATATATTCAAAAGAAATTATTAACAGCGTTGAGAGTTCCAAAAGCATTTTTGGGATTTGAAGAAGTTGTTGGTGATGGAAAGAATTTAGCATTACAAGATATTAGATTTGCCCGTACAATCAACAGAATACAAAAAAGTATGTTGGCTGAATTGAACAAAATAGCAATTGTTCACTTATTTTTATTGGGATTCGAAGATGAACTATCGAACTTTACACTTGGTTTAACAAATCCTTCAACACAAGCAGATTTGTTAAAAATCGATGTGTGGAAAGAAAAAGTATTATTATATAAAGATTTGGTTGCAGATCCAGGAAACGGAATTCAAGCAACTTCATCAACTTGGGCTAAGAAACATATCTTTGGTTGGTCCGATGAGGAAGTTCGTTTGGATTTACAACAACAACGAGTTGAAAGAGCGGTCGGTGAAGAACTGAAGGCAACACCAACTGTAATTACAAAAACTGGATTGTTTGACAACATCGATAAATTGTATGGTTCCCAAACAGGAGCAACTCCTACGGCTGGTGCAGAAACAACTACGGATGGAGGAGAAGAATTAGGTCCTCCACCTTCGTCATTCAGTGGAGATATGGGAGGTACTGAATTGGGTGCAGAAGCTCCACCACCAGCAGGAGCTGAAGCTCCACCACCAGCGGCAGAAGTTACACCAGAATCAAGGAAAAAAGATTTGAATATTTTGCTAGAAAACAATTTAATCGAAGGTTCTCAAATGATAAATTTGGGTCAGGCACAAGATTCTTTGGGAGAAATTTCAAAAGAGTTAGATAAGTTATTAAATTCATAATATTTATTTGAAAAAAGACAATGACCTTCGGAATAGTAAAATCCCTAATAGAAAAAAATCTCTTAGAATCTTATAGAAATGAGAATGAGTTCAAGAGAACAATACGAGAATTCAAACACAACGTTTTGAGTAATAAAGCTATGTCAAAAGCATACGCAATATATGATCAACTGAGTTCACCTCAAGGGATAAGTGAACAGGATGCAAAATTTTTTATTGAAGAAGGGGTTAGTCTGTTAAATAAAATTTTACCAAGTATCAAATTACCAAAAAGTTTTTCTCAGGAGATTGAAAACAAATATTCCGACATCGATACATTAGTCTACAATCAAGGAATTGATTTAATTGAAAGAGTAAATGCGAAGAAAAATATTTTGAAAGTAATCACATCTGTGAAAGAAAATATTAAAGAAAATATTAATATCCCAATAAGTTCAATGGTTGCAGTTGCGAACCAAACTGTCAATAATTACATTTTGAATTTGGATGAAAATTCCAAAAAAGAATTTTTTCAAATAGTTTCCGAAGATACAAAAAGTTTAGAAAGTAAGTTTGAAACAATCAGAGAAAGTGCAATTTCTAAACTCGAAGTACTTCAGAACAATGAAGAATCTCAAGACATAAAATCAAAAATTTCTGAAACAATTAATAGAGTAAAATCTGAAAAATTTGACCAATTAAATTTTCTTAGATTAAAAAATTTAGAAGAATCAATTTGATTTATCTTTGAGACTTTGTACGTGTTTCGCTTTCAAAATCTGTGCTCTTCTGAGTACAGATTTTTTTGTAAACTCCCTTTTGTCAAATAAAATTTGATTTTGTTTTGTTTTGATTACTTTTGATTTGAGAGTTTTCAATGCTCTTTCAAGGTTATTCCCCTGAGTAATTTTTACTATTATCATATATTAGAAATATTAATAAATATAAAAAAATTTTGACATTTCTCCATATAATGTATATTTTTTCATCAACGAATAAACAAGTTTAATATCATTATTAATGAAAAAAGGAAAAAGTGTAAAACTTAACCTGTTCAGTCCAATAAAATCTCAGTACGGTACAGTCGATTCTAAAAACTTAAAATCAGTTTATATTAATATCCAATCATGGGTTACACCTAAAGAAGAATTTAATAATTGGAATCGAGTTGTCTCTAGTTTAGGTAGAGAAATAAAAAATTCAATTTTCGAATCTATCGATTCCAAAATTTTTCAACAAAAAAATATAGTCGACTTGGACCTTAGAACAAGTGGTATATTCAAAGGTAAAAAATCCTTTTTCAATCTCGAAATCAATCTTTATACCACTAAAGACATAGATTTTAAAAGTGATGAAATTAAAGAATCAGTAAAACAAATTGTGAAATCAATATACAAAAACAATGTTGTTCAGAACAAATACTTTGATTTTTCAATTTCAAAAAAAGGGAATGACCTGTAATATATCTGAGTTGATATATTTATCTTAAAAGATTAAATGAAAAATTTAAGAATTTTAGAAGCAAGTGAACTCGGTCACGGAATCCTAATAGAAATGGATGCGGGTTGGGTTTCCCCAAAAGATGCTCACAATGTGGATGTACTCAAGGAGGCATCCAATATGGATTACAGAAATCCTTTTGAATTTTATGCGGTTTTACAAAAATTTGACACACCAAATAGAAATGGTAGAACGTATCCTGAAAGAATTCTTAAAAGAGAAGCTGACAGGTATAAGCAAGCAATCGCAAAAGGTTTGTCTACATCAGAATTAAACCACCCTGAATCATCTCTTATAGACCTCGACAGAGTATCTCACATCATAACTGATATATGGTGGGATAAAAATATACTCATGGGAAAACTCAAACTATTGACCTCTCCTGGGTTTCACGAAAGAGGTATAGTTTCGACAAAGGGTGACCAAGCAGCAAACTTGATGAGACAAGGGGTGACTTTGGGTATTTCATCAAGAGGTGTTGGTTCTTTGAAAAAGGTTGGAGAACGGAATGAAGTTCAAGATGATTTTGAATTGATATGTTTCGATTTAGTTTCATCACCATCTACTCCTGGCGCTTACTTGTTTTCTAACCCTGATGATAGAGCAAAATATGAAGAAAATTTAGATGAAGAAAAAAAATCTAAACAAAATAATGAGTATGTTGGTAAGCAGGTTGACTTAATGAAAAAATTAACCGATTTTTTAGGAAAATAATATTATGGACGAAAAATATTTTGTAGCAAAAATTCAGTACGATTTTCCTGACGAAAACACTGGTAAAATTAAAAAAGTAAGAGAAGAGAAATTGGTCAAAGGTTTTTCTGTTACTGATGTAGAAGCAAAGGTGACAAAAAAATATGAAGGATTTACTCATGATTGGAGAATTACTTCAGTTTCTGAAAGTAAAATTGATGAAGTAATCGAATAATCAAAAAATTGAAAAAAAAACAGAAGTGGTCGAAAGACCACTTTTTTTGTTTTAATACTATTTATTAACAATAATTCTAATCAGAAGTACCAACAAATGAATTTTTTTCATTTTGGTACTATTTATATGTTAAAATAAACAGTTTTTTCATGCAAGAAAATAAAAACTTAGTACAAGAGGCGTTGATTCAAATGAAAAATGTTGAAGAGGCAATCGCCCAAAATGCAAAAGGAATACTTGCTTCTACTATGAAGGAAGAAATCAACCAACTAGTAAAAGAATCTCTGTCAGAGCAAGATATGGAAGATGAGATTGAATTAGATACAGACATCGAAACCGATGTTGATGTTGATAATGAAGATGAAATGGGTATGGACATGGAATTTGATATGGACATGGACATGGATTCTGAAGAAAGTCCAATAGATTTAACTGATGCTTCAGACGAAGAAATTCTTAAGGTTTTCAAAGCTATGAGTGACGAAGATGGAATCATCGTGAAAAAAGATGATGACGAAATTCACTTAAAAGACGAAGACGCTGATACAGAATACTTAATCAAGCTAGGTGAGTCAGAAGAGGAAGAAGAATTAGATGAAACTATGCACGTAGATGAAATCGATGAAATGGATGTTGATACAGAAGATGTAATCAATGCAATTTTCTCAAAAGACGGTGACGTTGAGGATCTCGACGTTGAAGATGAAGAAGTTATGTATGAGATCGAATTCGATGAGGAAGAAGACCTTGAAGAAGGTGAAGACCTCGAAGAAGGAGAAGACCTTGAAGAAGGAGAAGACCTTGAAGAAGGAGAAGACATGATGGACGAAGAAGACATGATGGATGAAGAAGACATGATGGACGAAGAAGACATGATGGACGAAGAAGAAGATGAAGAATTGGACGAATCTTACAACCATAGAAGAGCTGTTAGAGAAGGAAAATCGACAGTAAAACCTAAAGGTGTTGGAATTGGGTCAGGACCTAAATTCACTTACAAAGATAAAGCTAAAGGCGGATTCGATGAGAAGAAGAAAGAAGGGCCAAAATCAGTAGGTACTGGTAAACCTAAATTCGAATACAAGAAAGGTGAAAATATGGAATCAAAATCCAAAGTTGTTAAGGCTGAAACAAAAGAGGGTAATTACGGAATGAACAAAGGTGATAAATCAAAGACCATGAAAGGTAAAGAAGATTTTACAACCAAAAAAGGTGATACTCTAAAAAGAAAAGCTTTCGAAAAGGAAGAAACTAAAGAAGCAGCAAGAACTTATGGAATGGGTTCGAAAGAAGGACGAGGACTTAGAAAAGGTATTACTAACAACAGAAATTATGTTTATGGAAATAACGGAGTAAAAGTTGAATCCACAGAGTCAGAAGTGGCAATGTTGAGAGAGAAAAATGAAGAGTATAGAAAAGCATTAAATGTTTTCAGAGAAAAACTTAATGAAGTTGCAATTTTCAATTCTAACTTAGCTTACGCTACAAGATTATTCACTGAACATTCGACTACTAAAAAGGAAAAAATAAACATTCTAAGAAGATTCGATAATGTAGAAACTTTGAAAGAATCTAAAAACCTTTACAAGTCAATTAAAGACGAATTATCTAACACTGAAACAGCACCAATTAACGAATCAGTAGAGACTAAATTAAACAAAAATGTTTCTACAGGTTCATCAACTACCTTAATCGAATCAAAAACTTATGAGAATCCACAATTCTTAAGAATGAAAGATTTGATGAGTAAGATTGGGTAATTAAAATTAAATAAATAAATTAAACAAACCAAAAAAAACTAAAAATGGGAGCATTATTAGAATCAGGTCTTGTTGGTAATATCGGTCTTAAGCACCTTAAAGTTATCAAAGAAGACACAATCAACAAATGGGACAAATTAGGATTCTTAGAGGGTCTTAAAGGTCACATGAGAGAGAACGTTGCTCAACTTTATGAAAACCAAGCTTCACACTTAATCAATGAAGCATCATCTACATCTGATACAGGTGCATTTGAAACAGTTGTTTTCCCTATCGTTAGAAGAGTTTTCTCAAAATTATTAGCGAACGACATCGTTTCAGTACAAGCTATGAACTTACCTATCGGTAAATTGTTCTACTTCGTACCTAACATCCAATCTTATGAGAACTTGGGAGCGAATAACACAGGTATTCACTACGCACCTTATGGTTCTCCTAACGCATCAACTGGTCAAACTCCAAATTCTGGATACGACTACAACAACACAAAGGATCTCTACGACAGATTCTATGAAGGAAACGAACCAGCTTTGGATCCTCCAGGGTTGTTCGACTATTCTAAGGGACAATATTCAGCTATTACTGCTCAAGTTGGAACTGTAGTATGGGCTGGAAGTAACTTGATTGTTTCAGGTTATGGTGAAGACAATTATAGAAAAGTGTTGGTAGTTATGTCAGGTTTTGCATCTGATGGAGCTGGTAAATTAATCGGTCCTGACGGTCAACCAATGGACAACGAAGCTTTCTTGTCTGATTTAACAATTTATGGTGTTGCAGGAAACGTTAATACTGCTGCAAACGTAAACAATCCTTATTTATTCAGAGTTGTAACTCAAAGATATGGTAAAGGTATTGTAGAGTATGGAAACAATAACGCAACTTTATTATTCCCTCAGAGTAAGACAGATGGTGGTCAGTACGACAACCTTTGTGACGCTGAAGGTAAGATTTATCTTGAAGTTGACTTACAAGTTCCAGTATGTATCACTTGTGGTGGTTCATTAGATGGTTACACAGGTTCAACATTCTCTTCAACAACTGCTGCTGACAGTGCATTCTCAGCTACTTATAGAATCTATAAGAACTTGGAATTCGAAGATAGAATCGGTGAAGTTTCTTTTGACCTTATGTCAGTAACAGTTTCTGTGACTGAAAGAAAATTAAGAGCTCAGTGGTCTCCAGAAATGGCACAGGACGTTGCGGCATTCCACAACATCGACGCTGAAGCTGAATTAACAGCATTGTTGTCTGAGCAAGTTGCGGCTGAAATTGATCGAGAAATCTTGAGAGACCTTAGAAAAGGAGCAGCTTGGAACTTAAGATGGGATTACAATGGATGGAAGAGATTAGGATCTAACGCAGTTCCTTATACTCAGAAAGATTGGAATCAGACTCTTATCACAGCAATCAACCAAATTTCAGCTCAAATCCACAAATCTACATTGAGAGGTGGAGCAAACTGGATCGTTGTTTCTTCTGAAATTAGTGCTATTTTTGATGATTTGGAATACTTCCACGTATCAAACGCAGCTCCTGAGCAGGATCAGTACAACATGGGTATTGAAAGAGTTGGTACATTAGCAGGTCGTTATCAAGTGTATAGAGACCCTTACTTCCCACCAAACCAAGTATTGATGGGTCACAAAGGAACTTCTCTATTGGACACTGGTTACATCTACGCACCGTATGTACCTCTACAATTAACTCCTACAATGTACAATCCATTCAACTTTACACCAATCAAAGGTATTATGACTAGATACGCTAAGAAAATGGTTAATAACAGATTCTATGGTAGAATCACAGTTGATGGAGTAAGAACATTCGACTTGAGAGAATTGAGATAATCGAAATTTCGATATGGTAAAAAGGGACAAGAAATTGTCCCTTTTTTTTTATTCTGATATTTATTAAAAACTGTATAGTATGATTAAGCAAACTTGGGAAATATCAAACGACGAAAGAAATAGAATTTTATCTCTTCATGAATCAGCAACGAAAAATCATTATTTAATGTCAGAACAAGGGGCTGAAGTTTTTGTGGGTCCAGGTGATCCAAGTCAAGTTTATGACCAAGATAAAGATTATGTTTACTTTGTATCTCAAGTCTCATACAGTGTTACTAGTGGGAAAATAAATTGGCAGGGACAATATTTCATATACGCAATGGATATGAATGGTTCAGCTTTTCGATGTGATATTATAGGTAAAGATGAAAAAGGAATACCAACTGGTGTTACAGTTTTGACAGATAAACCACTTCCAAAACTCTCAAAAAACCCTGAAACAAATGAATTCAAAATTGGGTTAGTAAAGACATCAAAAAATGACTGGAGATATACTTTCGGTGATGAACTCACTAAAAATGGGTTAGAAGAGCAAGAGAAAGAAGGTTTACAAGGAACAGGAAGGTATTTGTATGGAGTTTTGAATGAAAGAAATGGAAGGCCTGCAACTGCCGTTGTTGATTTTACTAGTGACGACAGTGGTAGGTATGCTAAAGAGTATGACATTAACTTTAACGAGTTGGAAATTGGTTCAACAACGTATTTCAATCCTGATACAGAAGGGTTTTATACAGTTAAAGGAGGAAAAATAAATCAAAGATTTTCAGCGATTTTAGTAAGTACATTTACTGGTTATCCAGTCGATCCTGAATTTTTTAATCCTGGTAAAACACCAGAAGATACTCCTGATCCAAATCCAACCCCCAAACCAGAACCAGTCGCATTGGGTGATAAATTTGCAAACAACATATCACAACCAAACAGAGATGCAATATTAAATGACCCAAATTTTATCGAATTCAAAAAATTTGTGGAAGGTAATGATATGACCAAATTCGTGTTTGTTATTGAGTCATCAGCGTCTAAATGTGCCGCAGGTTATAAAGAAGGAAACAGTGCAAATGGTAAATGGAGTGACGACAAAGATAATTATCCTGACGTTGTAGTAGCCGATAGTGCGGATAAAAACGATTTAGGTAATCTTAATCTAACAAAAGCAAGAGCGCAAAACCTCAAGAATTTTTTGATTACGAATTTACCAAAATTGAAGAATGCAAAATTTGAGGTAATCGCACAAGGTTCTATAGGAATTTGCGGTACGGAAGCTGAAAATCAAAAATACAGGAAAGTTAATTTGGATGTGAGAAAACTCTGACCCGTTTCTCGGCAATAATCACTTGCATTTCATAACGATCGGAATATTCTTTCACGTTTGCAGTAAAATATAAATCAGACAAAATCTCGAAACTTTCGAAATATTTACATCCTCCCCATTTGTAGTCTTTATTTTTATATTGAACGTAACATAAGGTTTGTACTTTTAAATTTTTTCTATCTATTTCATCAAATTGGTAAGCATCTAAAAAGGTAATTGAGTTAATTTGACTATACCAAGTTGTAATATAGGATTTGTAATCATTTAGCAAACCATCTAAACCTTGTACATTTTCAATGTTTACAAGGAGAGGTAGTATTTGAACATTCAAACCATATTTTTTAATAGATTCAATATCCTCATTTGCTGCAACAACGTCTAAGTAGTGAATGTATCCACGATTCTGAGCATTAGCTAAGAAAGAAAACAAAACGAGAGAAAAAGACAAAAGATATTTCATGTCAATTTTAGATTTTTTCTTGGGTGAAATGATTGTTTAATATTCTAAGTGATTTTGATACTAACTCGGATTCTTGAAGTGAAAACAAATTTGAACTGTGTGAATATTCTAATGCCTTGATTATCATAAAATATGCTTGTTCTAAATTCATATCGTCACAGATAGAATTGATGTCATCAGGACTGTAATACCCGACACTTCCGAAAAGTAATCCAATAGGTTGTTTTTGTTCCATAATTTTAGTTTAACAATATATTTATATATGTGAAAGATATTATAAGAAAAGTAATAAAAGAAGTAAGTGGAGCTGGTTTTACTGGCGCCTATTCAGGTCCACTTGTACTTGGCCCCCAAATTTGGAAAGACAACCAAGTTGGTCCTTTCACAGAGCCAGTCTACAAATATACGAACGCTCAACTTGCCTATCAAGAGGCGGATGGTGATTTTACTGAATCATCTGAAGAAAGAAAAAAAATTGAAAAGAAAACCAAGTTAATGAGTAAAATTAATATGGAGAAGAAGAAAAAATATACAGGTCAAAATGACGAGGAGGGTTCGGCAATAAATCCGACAATGAGTGGAGAACCTTTGAAAGAAAAATTAGTTAAAGAAGACTTAGCGGTTTGGTTTGGTACAAAGAAAAAACCAAAAGGTTCTAAACAGCCAAAAGGGCCGTGGGTCAACATATGTAGAAAAAAAGAGGGTGGAGGACATCCACCCTGTGGAAGACCTGAAGCTAATAGTAAGGGATATCCAAAATGTCGTGCTGCTGGCGTGGCATCAAAAATGACTGACTCTCAGAAAAAATCCGCTTGTCAACAAAAAAGGAAGGCTGAAAAAGCTGACCCTAAAGTAGGAAAAGGTAATGCACCAACAATGACGAGTTATAGACCAAAAAAATCCCGAAATGAACAATTACGGGATTTGGTGAAAAAGGTTTTGAGAGAATCAATTAGATAATTTTTCTAAAATTGAAAAAAGAGAATGACGGACTTGACTTTTCATCTCTTTTTCGAATTTTGATCTTGCTTCTTCAACCTTATAATCGAATATCCTGTTGAGTCTATCGCTTGTTTCTTTTGTGAGTAGAATATCGTAGTTGTAAATGTGATTGGTTATATTCATTCTATCATCCTGTAATATGATAAACATTTGCATAACCTCATTTCTGATGTATCTTTTTTGAGACAAAGGAGCAATTAAGAATGTGGACTCGGGATGTTTAATTAAAGTTCTACAAATAGCTGAAGCTAATTTTTCGTTTTCTTCGAGTGTTTCAAGTGGTGGATGAATTATTTTGGAAGTTCGAATGAAAATGCGTAACCAAAGTTTTTTGAAGAATTTTGTCATTTGAAATAAGTATTATTTATTCTTCAAAGATAAAACATTTTTTGATAAAAAAAAAAGGGTATGAGCCCTTTTCTAACAATATGCTCCTGAACAATGTTTTTTACCATCTAAACCTGGCATTTTTCCTTTACAGACTTGAACTGCATATCCATTAGCATAAGCTGATGGATAAACATCGAACTTTGACTTTGCGGCTGCTTTACCTCTTGCACACAATTTAGTACCAGTTTTTTTACGACCTTCATTCACTTCTTCGTAATCAATATATTGGTCCATCTTTCTTTTTTCATTCATTATAAAATCGAAAACTTGGTCCATGTTCACTTTAGCCTCAGTCACGTGGTCATCAGCCCAATCATGACCATCGAGTAAAATTTGGTCAATCATTTCATGATCGAGTTCCAATAACATTTTACACTGTCTTGCAATTTGTTGTAGGTTACTGAAGAACATATAGTTTTCAGATTCTACATCTTGTTCCCTAAGAACTTTTTTGACTAAGCGAGTCAAATCATTTTCTGTAATTTTTACTAATTTGTTCATTTTGTATTAACAATTGAAAAGGTTAATTGTCTTTTATAAGTATTCTTCTCACCAGAGGAATTCACCTGAATATCAACATAATATTGATTAGGAATTTTGTCTCTCATGTCGAATATGAAATAGTATTCGTTTGGAGTTCTGTTTATTGGAGTCCAATCTTGAACTATGACTTCAGTTGTTCCTTCAGTTAAATAAACTCTGTAGAAAGCTGAAACGTCCAACAACATTTGTTGGCCTGTGTAGGCTTTCTTAATTGTTACACCGACTTTACGAATATCGGTATTCAATATTTTTTCGTTTTGTAATATTCCGTAAAAATCGAATCCATAGATTTGAGGTTCTTTTGATACGGGGCCTATTTGAATACCTGCATTATATTGTTGTAGAGTAAATTGATTAGTAACGTTTGGTATAGATTGACCATTAATTGTTAATCCTGACCAAACATCGAAGAATTGACAAGGAGTTGGATAATTTGAAAATCCATTTGGTACAACTACTTCATATACTCCTTTTGTTCTTAAACAAGTTGATAGAGCAGCCATCCCCGCCACAGCAGTACCATTTCTGTCTTCAATTCTAACAGTTGGGTCTGCATCCAAATTCACCAAATCTCCATTTTGATAAACGTAAAGGAATAGTCTATTTTCTTGATTCTTTAGGAATTGATTTCTATCGTCCTGAATAAGGTCGTTATAGTTTGTAAGTAAATATGGCTGATAAAAAGTTTGAGTATGTCTTGAAAAGAACGCTACACTGTAACTGTCAGTCAACCCCGTGATATTTTCAATTTGTGGGACATATGAAATACCCCAACCTGTGACACCAGTAATAGAACCGTTTAAGATTCCATTGATTTCGTTGGTCATATCCATGTTGAGGTCTTCGTTTCCTAACTCGAAATGTTGGGTGGCAATAATTGTTAATCCTGAATAATTTACAATCCCTTGATTAACATTGTTGTATATACCATTTTGAGACCATCCAGAGAGAGTTGACGTTTGAAACCAGTTAGATGGTCGTGTGGAATATGCACGACTGTCAACGTAAGTTAAAGGGGAAATTCCACCATTGGCACTGTTTTGTGCGATATTGAAATCACTGTAATCATAACCAACTCCTTCATCCCAATATTGAGGGTTTCCAGTATTCCCTGAAAACTTAGGGATTCTCCATAAGATTAAATCGAATGAAGTTGCTCTCCTCCTTTCATTTGACATGAATGAATTTAGTAATTCATTATCAAATGAAGATGTGTTTGTCATTTTCAGGGTATGGGTCATGGCTGAAGTACAACCTGTTGAGATTACCCCTGTTGCAATATTTTCTTGTAGAAGGTCGAGGTCTAAATCAAAAATGAATCTCGTATATCCAAAATTGGGAACAATCAAATCTGATGCACCAAAATTTAACTCAATCACAGGATTTCTACCTGTGTTTACATATGAGTTTGAAATGATGGTATTGTTTTTATCTATATAAGACCTTAAAATCGACATTTATCTTTTATCTTATAAATATCAATTAAGTCGAATATTTTTGTTTAGAATTTTATTGACCGCATTTTGAAGTTCTGTCAGGATTGCTGGTGTGTTCGAACCGTCTTGCGTTACAGGGACAGGAGGTAGTCCAGGATATGCATGAGTGTGTGTAACTAAAAATCTAACAATCAAATTTATTAACTCCAAAAGTTCTTCCCCTCTCACCATACTTGAAGTTTTTGGTAGAAATTCATTTGTGAATTTTTCAGGAGTAATTCCGTAAAGTGTGTCATCAAAATTGATTTTACCTTTACCAGGAATTTGTGAGTTATGTGAAACTAAAAATAATGTATCACTTCCAAGTGCTCCATAAGAGGATTCCTGATTTACGTATTTTTGTTGTTTTGCAACTTTCTTGATTGGAGTTTTTGGAACTCCTACTTTTCCTTTCGTATAAATCAAACCATAACCACCTGCTAACGCTGGATTCAACTTAACTCCTTTATAAATGTCACTTATGTTACTTATTTCTGATGATGTTGCACCAGAACCTAAAGGAGTTGATGGATTCAATCTTGAATACATCAGAGAATTTGGTCGATAATAAATTGGAAATTTGTTAGATGCGTTATTGTCAGGGAAAAGTCTTATACCATTTCTAGTGACATCTGATTCATTACAAGTTTTGATGAAATTATTAATAAAGTTGATTGTTTCTATCTTGGACAATAAAGAAAAATTTTCAGTTGCAACTAATTTCTTAAGATTCTCTGAAATCACACTGTCCACTGAAATATTTTTTGAATTTGTTGATGCATCAGGTTTTAATTGATATAGATAAACTGAACCCGAAAACTTCTCCTGAGTGTTTTCAGGATTGGTCACAACCCACTCTATCAAATATTTCGTGAGTAAAACATCTTCTCGAAGTTCATAATAGACTTTAGGTTCAAGATTTTGTAATATACTCTGAAATTTAGAAAGTTGTAAAAATCCTCTTTGTTGGTTTGCAACAGGAATAACATTTGGTTGTAATTGTTCCCCTTTGAATTTTCCAGCTCTAATTAAAACTTCATCTTGTTTCACGACAACATCGGCACTTCCTCTTCCCAATAAAGCGTTGTCACCAGGTTGTGGGAAAACACCTTTGTGTGCTCCTTGGTCCGTAAATGTCCCATCTTGATTTTTGAGTGGTTTGGGGTTTTTGATTTGCATACCCGTACCAGTAAATTTATTTCCTCCGAAATAAAATTCTTTGAAGGTTGCAGTCGGGCTTGAAAATGTATTTTGTATGTAATATTGGTTTTGGTATTGAAAATCCTTGTTTACATATATTACCTGTACTAACTCATCAACTTTGGGTATTGAGTATACAAAGTATGGTAGGAGAGCATTGAAAACAAATGGGTCTCGTGAAGTCCATATATCCTTTTCTTCGTTCCATGGGGGGGAAGTGATACTTTTCAAAATATCATCATAGTTGTCAATAAGTCTAACACCCCTGATTCTACCAAGCATCATCGGGTCCTCAGTACTTAGAACTCTACACTGAAAAAAAATCGAATTATTTTCCATTATTTCTGTCTTGATAAACTTTCAATATTCTGTTATACAATTCTTCTACCGTATCTAAATAGATAGTGCTCTTGATAATAGATTCTTTAGTGACTTCGAAATCAGAGGACAACAAATCTAAATATTCCACCAACTTTGTGTTTGGTTGGTCTTGTAAATTAGTTTGAACGTCAAGTATTTCTTTAAATTTTTCGTCTTTCATGTCTTATATTTTTTTTCCAAAACCAACAGGGCCAAGTACAGCTATTTCTGTTACTCCATTTTCGGATTCCTCTTTGTCATTAGCTTTATTCGTCAATAAACTATACAATCCCATTAGGTTTGGGGACCCATCAGGTAATATTCCTGTAGGTATTCCAACACTTTGGAATAGTTCGATTGCATTTATTGTTGCTCTTTCCGCAGAATAACCTGGGAGTGCACTTGCTAATGCCAAAAGAGGCAACGGTATTTTATTTTTAAATGGAGCTGTAAATTGTCCAACTAAATTTAATAATAAAAGAATATTATCTAAAAGACTTTTACATTTTCTATAATCATTGATTAATTGAGAGACCACTAAGGCGATTTGAACCAATCTCAATATTATTGCATATTTTTTTAATCTTTTGGAATTATTGATATCTGAAATTATGATGGACACTAAATTCACAATATCTTTTTTTAATATCTCATATAAAACTTGTAAAAATTCAGCATTAATTTTTGAAATTAATTCGATTGCAAACGTCTTGTATTTTTTTAAGAAGTCTGCTCCATCGTAAATAATATTACTTCCTTGAGAACCAATACCCGCACCTGCATTACCAATTTCAGTGAATGGTACTGCAGATTGATTAACTTCTGTAGCAGCCTGATTATAAGTGTAGGTTGCACCTGATTGTACTACAGATAATAATGTATAAAGGGGTAAAAGATTCTTTGGTGTCAAAACTGCGGCGGCAACCGCTAGTGGAATTTTTTTAATTACACTTTTGTCAATAGACACTTTCAGATTAAAATCGGATGGAACACCGAACCCCCAACGTGGATTCTCAGAGATTGAATCTATAATTTCTGAAACAATTTCTACCTGCCGTTCGACCGTATCTCCACTTTCTGAATTTCTGAAATTTATTAGTTGGTCAACCAAAACTTGAGAATCAACAGGAAGTTTGAGATTGTCACAATCCTGAAATTCCATAATTCCATTTTGGATGTTAGAGATTTCAACTTCAATATTTCGTAAATCGATTTCGTTAAGTTCAAAAAAACTGTCATCAACTCCATCCAATTCTGCAATTTTAGCGACACCGCTGACATCAATTTCTTGTCTGTCATCAAAACATAATCCAAGAATTCTTTGAACAAGAAGGAAAAATTTCGATTGGTTGTTTAAATCTCCAAACCCAACTTGAGCGGTAGTACTCATTGCCCCCGAAATCAAATTTACAATTTGTAATCCAACGTCGACAGTATCTACAAGTTTGATTGTACTATAATAATCTGAAATAAACTCTCCAACATTGTTAGTAATGTTGGTAGTAGTTCCTGAATCATCTGTTCTATCAATTAGGGCAATACGGTAATAGTCCCCTGTAACCCCAAAACTATTTGTGTTTGTATATTGAATGTCAAATAAATCTTGACCCGATTTTCCAATATAATACTTCCCATTAATTTGATTGAATGACCTGTTTTGATTGTCCGAAGTCATCAAACCAAAAAGTTGTTTGTTCATGGGAAATGGAACTTCCCCACCATAAGGACGAAAAATTGGGTCACCCGATGGGTCTTCTTTTTCATAATAAACCCTTCCGAATTGAGTCAATGGGGATTGTTTAAGATTTGAAAAAAAGTCCAAAGAACTCACAGGTATGTAAATACCTTCAGCTTGTGGTCTTAAAGGCAATGGTTCGAAGTCTAAACTTTCTCTCGAAACTCCGACATAAGTTTGTTCCACGGAACACCCTAAGGCTTTGATTGTTTCTTCTTTGAGAATACCTGATATTTTGGGTTCGATTTGTGCAACCGCTTCCAAGATTCTCGATCTCAAATATCTTGTAGTGGCAAGTCCATTACCTTGAGTAAGACCTAAAAAGTCTAACAATTGGTCCATTGAGGTCGGAGCATTCCGTTGAAATCTTTTTTGGAATTCCTCAATTTGATTTAATTGACTTGTGATTTGAGAAGTTGCTGAGCTTTTAGAATCAGCCAGTTTCCCTAACAAACTTTTTTCAGAAGTGGAAACTTCTCTAAAAGTTTTGTATGCATCAATTTTACTTTGAATTGATTGCTGGGTTGAATTTATATCTAATGGCATATCTATCTCATTTTATATGATTCCTCATCTTTGGAAACATCTTTTTCAATGAGATTTTGTATTAAATCATCGTCTAAATCTGCAATTGAAAAAGACTCCTCTTTGTTGTTGTTTGATTTTTCCCATATTGTAGATTGTAACTTCGACAAACTGATTTTCTTTTCCACACAATCATTAACAATTTTTTGTTGTTTCTCGATTACTGGACCTATGGTAGTCATGTCTGATGGTTCTTTCAACATCGCCAACATCTTGTTTTGGATTCTGATGGCAGTTTGTCTCTGTTCAACAAGTTCATTATAGATTTCTTGCATCAGAGATAAAATAGAATCTTTAGTAAAATTAATTTCTTTTCTTTGAGGTCTCGGCATATCTATAAATACTTTTCTGTTAGTTTTTGATTTTGGATTGAATCACAACATACAATTTTTTGAATCTCTTAATAGAACTTCTAATTTCTTTGGTACTTAGATTAGTCATTTCTCTCAAAGATAAAAGAATGACATTTTTGTTAAATTTATTGTTGTCTGCGCCTGAAAATATTGTTTCATAATTATCGAACAAATCAATCAGCGCGTATCCTAATTTTTTTTCATTATCGTTCAGTTGTTCGGATTCAATATAGGTCTTCAACTCGGTCAAATATTGAGTGATTACGTGGTCTGTCTCAATTACATCATCATCGATAGTGTAAGACAGATCAGGTCTTTCTTCTAAACTTGATGAAATATCTTCGTATGATATTTTTCTATTCGTTTCTTTTTGGTCTTTTATAATCTGACCCATCAGATAGTTTTTACAAATAGTACCAAAGTAAGAATAAGCCTTCTTGTTCTTATCAGGCTTAAACTTATCTACCTTAGTCATCAAAAAAGAATGAGTGTCAGTATGAATTTCCTCAAAATCCATATCTTTACGATATAATTTGTATCGTCTTATGATTGAGGAAATCATTTTATCCAAAGGTAATCTCAGAAATTGATTATAGATTTTATTCTTTTCGTATGAAGTTTCAGCGATTAAAAATTTCCTAACGGCTTCTTCTTCTCTTACATCAAAATAATTTTCTTTAACTGCTTTTCTACCTCTCTTCTTTGATAAAATATCCTCTGTCGTTGCAGAGTGTGATTCTTGCATTAAGCATTCGCTGATTCATATTTTATGGATCTATCGTCCGTGAAAAAATATTCTCTCTTAGCAGCTTGAATCCAAAATTTGACTTCATCTTCGAGCATTTTATTTTCACCATATTTGTAATTCCAAAAAATTGACCCTTCTCTCAGATTAACATGTTTGTATCCTAATCTCGGGATAGTCATAATCAAAACTGAATTGTATGTCAATCTCAACAGAAATTCATAAATAAATGTAAGTTTCACAGAAGATTTAAACCCTCCAAAATCTTCTACAATAGATTTTTTGAATACAGAACCCGCTGTTTGAAAATTTTGATAATCTTGTAAAGTATCGTTGGTAAGAATACCCATTTCTTGAGAGAAATTCGCTGCAAACGTTGCTTCATTTGTGAATCCTGCAAATAATCCTTTCTCATCAGTTTCGACAACTACGGGTAAAAACATTTGTACTTCGGGAAATGATTCGATATACTTCTGAACATTTTTAAACCAAATTGATGAATATTCATCATCGAATTCAAAAAGAGAGACCCATTGACCTTTAGCATTTTTTATTCCGAAATTCACTTGTTCCGCATAATTTGGTTCTTTGTCCCATAATAGTTTAGTTACATTCAGGTCACCAAAATCATATCCGTTCAATAAATCAATTAATGATTGTTCTTGAGAATGAACTATAACTAATTCCTCAAATGGTACTAATTGATTTTTTAATGAGGTAATTGCTTTCTCAAAAAATTCATCGAAGTCTCTTGCTTTTGAAGATTTGATTGGGAGTATTACTGAGAGTGATAAAGTATTTTTCATATTATTCTTCTGTTTTAGAAATTTGATTTTCAAATGAATCTGCTCTTGTATTGAAATATCCTTCAAATAGAGAAACTACGGTAGATTCAAATTTTTGTTTATCTGTGTATCTATTAACTGTATCTTTCATTTTATCGAAAATTTGTGGGTCAATATTATCTTCCAACCAATTTTGGGCATAATCTGCAACTAAATCGGGGAGTATAGTTTGGTCAGTCACCCAAATTCCATTTTCTTCACTCATCCAATCGGGAGAAAGATTCGGAACTTTACCAATTACAGGTACATTAGATTTCATTGACTCGAGTGGGAATGTTCCGAATGCACTATGGTCATCGATCCATACACTTAAAAAACATTCTCTTAGAGAATTTCCAAATTCTTTTTCAGAAAGACCTCTCAAATCTCTGAATGTGAACCATCTGTATTGAGGGAATTTCAAATAAAAAGTTTTAATCAAATTTATTGCGTCACTCTGTTCCTTAGCATGAACACCAATAATTGGCATTGCAGGTGTACCTTTTGGATAAAATTCATCAGTAATCAAAGGGTCTACAACATCGATAGAAACTCCTCTCATAACTCTCTCAATATATTCTTGTTGCTTACTTGAAGTAGTAATACATTTCAGAAATCCGAATTGATTCCAAGTTTGACCTGGTTGTAAAGTTTCTAACATGTGCGCGTATTGTTGTGTTAAAACAATTTTTGCACATGGAAGTTGTTTCACTTGTTCCATTACAAAACCAAAGATTTCAGGTATAATTAAAAAGTCTTCAGGTGAAATTTCTAAATTTTGACCTTCAATTGCTCTGTGTGGTAAACTCATGTACTCTTCATCTAACCAAGCAATTACACCTGCGTAATCTGCTTTTTCATGAAGTATGATAGGATTGAATCCTTTGTCCTTTAATGCTTTTGCCATCTGATAAATGAGTCTAACGGAAGCTTTCGCATTTCCCTTAGTATCTTGAACTAAAAAATAAATTCTAGCTTGTTTGTCTCTTAATATCTGAATGGATTGTTTTACTTTTTCTTGAAGTTGGTTTTCCATATTAATAATGATTGATAAGTTTTTTATTTAATAAACTGTTGAATGCAATTCTGAAAGGTATACTTACGTTGGATGATGATTTTATTCCTAATTTTTCATCTATATTTTCTTGTTCAGTAAGAACAGTGTCAAACAACATTTTGACCATCTCATATTTTACAATATTTATTTTTGTTTCAGACATCCCTGATTCTGAATCGAGATGGTTTTCACTTTGACCCATGTCAAGATATTTTTCCACCTCATCCATGTCAATGAAATAATTTTCACCTAATACTTTTATCATAAAATTTCTTCTAATTTTGATTTTAATTCTTTAAGACTCGAAATGTTGAATTCAGACTCAATTTCAGAATTGTATACTGTGTTGAATTTTATCAGAATTTTATTTTTCGGATGGTTCAATAATAGTTTAGGATTTGCCGTAAGTAAAATATCAATTGAATCCCACAAGGAATTAATTGTGCTTTCACTATAAAATTTTACCGATTCTACGAGACATCCAAATTTAGAGATAAAAAATAAAGATGCTGGTTTAGATTTTCCAATTTCATCAGAAACCACGATTATATCGTGATTGTCTCTCATATCTATATAAAAATCATTCAAGTCTAAAAGACCTGAAGGTTCTACAGACCCAGCATGACCGAAAATTTCCATTGTATGCTCTTTATAAAGAAAATCATATAACTCATTGTCATCTTTGAATTTCAAATGTTTACCAATGTCCAATGATGTAACATCTGACAAAACTTCATATTCAAACTCATCTTCTTCTTGGAAAGGATTATCAATATACCACTTTTCGTATTCTTGCTGAATTTTTTTCAAAGTGTCTCTAAGCACTCCGTTTATTTCTATACCAATTCTCATTCTTCGTACTTTTCTAATATTTTAGAAATCAAAGGGTTTCTTACAATATCATTTGATTTGAATTCAAATACACCTATATCATTCATGTTCTGAAATTTATTCAATGCATCCCAAAGACCAGTCTGTGTTTTGTCTTTGTGTCTATCAAATTGTTCCAAATCACCTGAGATAAAAAATTTTGAATTAAAACCAATTCTAGTCAATAGAAGTTTCATTTGACTTGGTGTAGAGTTCTGAGCTTCCTCAAAAATCAATATTGAATTATCGATATTCATTCCTCTCATGTAAGCTAATGCAAATACTTCTATTGCTTCAATTTCTTTCAGTTTTTCTCGAGCCTCTTTCCCTATTATCTTATTCAAAAGATAATACGACGGAAAAATGTATGGGTCCAATTTTTCTTCAACACCACCTGGAAGACTTCCGAGCTTTTCTTCGGCTTCAACAGCGGGCCGAACAATTATTATTTTTTCATAAGGAGTTGAAGGGTCAACAAGCAAGTCAACCGCAGATTTCATTGCGATATAACTTTTACCCACACCAGCAGGCCCTGAACAAATAGTTATTTGGTTTTCAGTAAGTTTCTTGTAATATTCTTTTTGACTTTCTGATAAAAATTTTTCTTTAGTTTTTCTTTTTATGATTGAACAAATCAATTCTTTTTTTGTTCTTATAACCTTTTCTTCTACGACTGCGGTGACTGCAGGGACTTTCTTTGTGGTTCTACTCATTAGTATTTTTTATAATCCTTGACCTCTCTAATTTGTGAAGATGTAATCAAATTAATTTCATTCTTTAATCTGAAACGTTCATCATTAGTATAATAAACTTTTCTTGATAATTCTATAAATTCTTCGTCGAACCTTTTTTCTGATTCATAAACTCTGAGTTTATCTTCGACATCCCAAAGATTTGAATTTACCTCGATTAATTGATTATATAGATTTTCAATGGTTTCATTCTCTAAAAAACTTTGAGATAAATCATTTAATAAATCAAATTCTTCAAAAACAAATTTTAGAGATTGAGGATTTTGAATTTTAATTTTTTTTACTTGTAAAATTGATAATTTATCAATCAACTCTCCAACACTAACTGGAATTTTCAACATGTTATTTTATTTGTGTTTTATCTGTTTTATGGAACTCTCTTCTATAAACTGTTTTTCCACCATCAGGACTTTCATAAATGTATTTAGTTTCTTTCTGTTTAGTATCAACCTGAGATTTTATCCATTGATAAGTTTTTTGTAAACCTAATAACAATGGTTGATTTACTTCCCAACCAATTTTTTCTCTGTATAACTTGTTGTCAGAGTTTCTTCCTTTTACACCCAAAGGGCATCGGAACCCATACTTTTTCTCAAACTCTTCTCCTTCAATATTCTTGATATTAATATCTTTACCTGAAATTGAAATTGCCATTGTGGCTAATTGGTTGATAGTAACCATTTCTTCACTTCCAATATTTACAGGACCTTCAAAATCAGATTCCATCAATCGTATCACCGCTTCGACACATTCATCAACATACAAAAAGGATCTTGTTTGTAAACCATTACCCCAAACTTCAATTTCACCACCAGCTTCGGTTTCTGCCGCTTTCCTACACATTGCGGCTGGTGATTTTTCTCTTCCTCCAATCCATGTACCTTGTGGTCCGAAAATGTTGTGGAACCTTGCAATTCTCACATTCAACCCATAATTTCTATTGAAAGCCAAATAGAGTCTTTCAGAAAATAATTTTTCCCATCCATACTCTGAATCAGGATTTGCGGGGTATGCGGATGATTCTTCACAATTCGGATTCTCGGGGTCCAATTGATTATGTTCAGGATACATACAGGCTGAGGATGAGTAGAATAGTTTTTTAACTTTTTTCTTAACAGCTTCCCGAGCAACGTTCAGATTTATCGTCGCTGAATTATACATAACGTCTGCATCATGTTCTCCAGTAAAGATATATAACGCACCTCCCATGTCTGCAGCAAGTTGATAAACTTCATCAACACCTTCTTCAATAACCAACTCTACAACTTTGGGGTCAGTTAAATCTCCCAAAATGAACTCATGGCAAATTTCATCTTGAAAGAAATATTCATGTTTTTTTATATCACAAATTCTTACGTGATTACCTTCTTCTTTCAGTCTTTTGGCGAGGTGTCCTCCTATGAAACCTCCACCACCCAATACTACTATTTTTTTCATTTTTGGTTTTGTTTATAATAAAAATAATTCATTACTGTTTTTAAATAAATAAAGGTTCTCCGATGACCCTTTCAAAAACAGTAAATATGTTGTTGGATTTCCTGGATATACAATCGATTTATCAGAATTTACACAAAAAAGGGATAAACAATACATTTGAATCAAATGTTCTTCTTTGGTCTGATTGTATAATAAATGAAACAATTTTTCATTTGTTTCTTTCATTTCGTTATGAAATCCTGTCAAGTTGCCTGATATTGGAATTTCCTTGATTGTTTTGAACTCCACCCCAATTTTTTCGAAGTTTTCTATCACACGATAATCATCTGTTTGTATTATGAGTTCGTTTGATTCTTTGTTGATTTCATTCAATACGTTTAAATAATTTTTTGCCTCAGGTAGATGAGTTTCTACTTTGTCAGTATTTCTGGCCCATATGAAAGTGGTTTTATCCAAATTGATATTGTTGGATAATAAAAGACGTTCATATGTATCAATCACTTCTTGAGAAGGAGAAAAAAATTTGTTAATAATTTGGTTTGTGATTTGTAGATTTACTTTTTCAAAGTTTTCTAACCCCCAACCACAAGTCTCAACTTGAGTTTCGAAAAAAATTTTGTCTTCTTCGGGAATGTTAGAAAAATCAATTTTAATATCTTTTTTTTGAAAAAGTATTTTGTAGGCATCAATTTTTGGTAAATATGCCGACATTTCCAATACAATATTTTCAACTTCATATCCATTTATTTCCAAGAGAAATATTTTTCGAACTGCCCAAGTTAAAATTGAGTATAAACCTGTATCTCTTCTGTGATAATATGTTTTTGTTTCTCTATTATAACTTTCGTAATAAGGATTAGGAGTAATTTGTTCCAAACTTTTCATTCTGAAATTCTATCTATCTTTTGATTCTTCAGCAACTTCATATTCGATTCCGAGAGATTTGAATATTTGACCGCATGGAGTTTTGTCAAACTTACATTTTGATAATTTTTCTTCGTCAAAAAAGTTTGGATTAACCCACCAATCTTCAAAAAATAAATTTGGGTGATTGTCATGAGAAACATCTGAACAAATGAGTCTATAACCTTTGGATTCTAATAGTTCTCTTTGAGGAATTTGTTCGTTCTTTACAAATGATTCTCCGATATAAGCATCATGCTCTATCGTGATTATTTTAAATGTATATTCACTGTCAATTATTTTTTGTAGTAATCTGAAACGGTCTCCACAACCCTCCATATCCAATGTCAAATAATCTATTGTTTTTTCAGTATAATAATCTTTTAACAAATCATTATAATTTACATTCAAACAATCTGATTGAATGAATTTGCATTGTCTCTCTTTCCATTGTTGTTTGAAGTCTTGAATATCTAAAGAAATTCCATCCCATCCATTCAACTCTAAGAGGTAGGTATTATTTATTTTTTTGGGTAGTGAACATCCAAGGTCTAAGAATTTTCCAGCTTTTCCGTCTGTTAAATAATGGACAAATAAGTCTTGCCCGCATTGTGAGTATGATTTCATTTCATTGATTCTATAATTTTATTTATCCCTTCCTTCAATGAAACTTTGGGGTTCCAAAATTCAAGTATGTAAGGGTCAGGGTCATTCTTTTTGTTCAGTTGTACTTCATCAATTTCAGATGATGGAGTAATTTTGCAGGGGATTTGTTCTTGTATCAATTGAGCAATTTCCAAAATTGTGTTCCATTCAAAACTTGTGATGTGTAAATTTTTATCACGATCTATACTGTCGTAGTTCTGAGATAATATCATCAATGCATTGGAACAATCTTCAGCATGAAGAAATTGTCTTTCCTCTTTACCGTCCGTCATCATTCTAATTTCACCATCTTTTGCTTTGATAATAAAATCCGTAATTACGTGAGACTTTTCAAAATCGTGTTCAACACCATAAACATTCCAAAATTTGACAGTCAATCCGTTCAATGATTTGGTGTATATTTCTCCTATTGATTTACAAACTCCGTATGGAGAATATGACATGTTCGCCATTTGAGACGAAGCAAATATGAATGGTTTGTTATATTTCTTTATTGTTTCGAATGTGAATAAAGTCAGTCTTACGTTGTTGTCGATAAATTCATAGGTGTGTTGATATTTTTTCAAATATCGAGACCCCCCCACATCAAATGCTAAAAACATTACAAAGTCGGTCGATTTGATATATTCATCGAGAATTCCTTGAATTCTTAAATCCTGACTCGGGTCAGATTCGATGTCAAACTCAATAACTTCATGACCTTGATTTCTGAGAAACATGCAAAGTTCAAGACCTATCTGTCCAGCTGACCCTAAAACCAAATATTTCATTTTTTTATCTTTCAATAAATGCATTTGTGACATTAGGTTATTTAATATAATTTTCGTATATATAATCTTCAGCAATTGGGAGTTGTAATGCCAACTCATAATTTTTTTGAATATAAGGCATCATCGACTCATATTTTTCCTTTGATAAACTTTGTAGTTCAGGGTCGTCTTCCAAAAAGATTACACCATTTGCATCGAAATATTTTTCCACAACTTTTCTTGAACCCCAATAAACAGGAACAGTTCCAACTGCGAAACAATCAGTCAATTTTTCTGTAAAGTAAGTGTCTGAGTCGTCGTTTTCAATTGCAACAGAAAACATATAATCGACCAATCCATCTTCTTTATCTTTCAATTGATTAGGTCTTCCCGAACCAAACAAATCTACTTTATCTTTTAATTTCTCAACCCAACTTAATCTGTTTTGATGACCTCTTAACCAACCTTTGTTGGATGCAATCATCGAAACTAATTTTGACTTTTCGTGAATTTTTCTATTGTTTTCCCAAATCCATGGAACTGCATTTGAAATTGTGTAAACAAATGGTGCTCCCAATTCGATTAAACTATCAACACATGTAAAAATGTATTTGTAATGTTCTTTAACCATTTCCAAATTATCTAAAAGATATTTTATGGTTCCTTCATTCATTTGAGGTGATTCTAACAACCATCCCATTTTTTCTCTTGATGGGTCATTGAATCCCCAATCTTTAATATAATTGTCCACATAAATTGTATGTTCATGGGGGTCTTGTGTATCTCTTGACAACCACTGAAGTAATTTTGGATTGTTTCTTGCTGAAGAACAATCATAATCACCCCACCAATCGGATACTTTTCTAATTTTAACTTTCTCGTTCATATTAATTATTTTTTGGTTTCAATTCTCCATTTATATATTCGACTTCAATTTTTGTCCAATCGGGTTGATACATGTCTTTGTAGTTTTGTGGTCCACTTGGACCAAACCATACAGAAGGAATAAAAACTTTTTTGTCGATGTTTCTATTTAAAAATGCCCCCCACCAAGAAAAAGTTGAGTTGGATAATATATTCATTTTACAGAGGGACATAATCCACAAATCCATGTAATCTTCTTCATCTATAATTGTGACATTGTTTCCACCGAAGTTTTCATTTAACCAATTTTTGTCATCACCAAATAAAAATAAATGTGAATAATCTTCACACAACTCAAGAGCTTTTTGAATATACTCTTTGGACACACTTGGATGGATATGTGGATTTTGTTTGTAGTCTCCCAATCTTACGTGAACAGATACAGTATTATCTTGATTGAGTTGAGGATATTTGGTTTTCATCATGTCGATGAATTCTTGTGTTGGCCCAAACATCTCTCTAATTTTGTCATCGTATCCGAGTAGATTTTTACCACTTTGGAAATATCCATCGAATACGGTGCTTTCTTCTACGGGATTTATTTCTGAAAATTCCCATGGACCCTCATGAACCTTAACAAATCCATCTAAGTTCTCAACAAATTTTAAATGTCTAAATACATTATCTTTGTAGTTAAATGTATCTCTACCTTGCATCGGAATCCATGACTTTGCGATGAAAACTACTTCTCTGTTATGTTTCATGCCTTGGGATAAGGCATGCGAAGTTTGAAACATTTGGTTTCCTAACCCTCCCATTAAATTACATGAAATCAAGTTATTCATAAATTATATATTTGTATTTTCCCATGATTCCCAAACAAATGGGTATTCATACCTTAAGGTAAATCCCAATTTTTTAAGACCTTCTTGGATATTATTTCTTCTTGATTCGTAGTCTTCCCCAAACTTGTGATACTGAACCTGAAGAAATTTTATTTTGTTCATTAATCCTGATTCTATCCAATTTTCCAAAAGTGGATATTCTTCTCCTTCAACATTTATTTGAATAAGATCGACTTTTTCGATATTATGTTTGTCTAAAAAATGTTTTAATGGAAGACACTTAACGGTTACTTTATTTGATGAATTCAAGTATGAAGAGGTTGCGTCTCCATCAACAGCAAAAGTGACTTCTTTTTCCTCTGTTGAAATTCCGTAATTTTCAGTTTTGATTTTGTGTCTATTTTCTTTCAAATAGTAATCAAACTCTTCGACCATTTTATTGTAGAAATCAGGTATAGCTTCAACTACTAAAACATTGCAGTTAAACTTTTGTGAAATTCTTTTAGTCCATAGTCCATGAAATCCTCCAAGTTCTATGACTTGTGAATTTTCATTCAATGGATAATCAATGACTTTTATCTCATCACCTTTGTCTGCTCCCCACCTTTCATGTGCATTTGACATATTATAATTGTTTGTATTCTGGTTTATTTCTAATTTTTTCTACAGTTTCTAACACATTTCTCATATTAACTTTGTGGTCATTGATAGGGTTAGATTCATTATAAATGTAATTTATGTCCGACAAAAATCTATAATGTTTTTCACCTGACATTTCAAACATCGGGAACATGAAGGATAAATCGCCAGCTACATTCCAATAATTATTATTTTCGTCTCGTAAGTCCTCAGGTTTAATTTTTTTCCAAAGCCAGGATTTCCAAGTTCTAAGATGAGATAGTGTGAAAGCTTGTTTTCTAACATTGGTGAAATTTGTAGGAGGGCTTGCAAATCCTGGTCGTCCATCGTGATATCGAAAAGAACCACTTGTCATCCAAACTTCTTTGTCTTTATATAATTCATTAATTCTTGTGAATACATTCGAATCAGGAAGCCAATCATCACCATCAACCTCAACACAAATCTCTTCTCCATCTATATTCCTTGAACTAATTACTTGGTCATAATTGCCAGGTTGAAAAAATTTGGATTTGTTTTCGATTAAAATAAATCTATCATCATTTTTTATTGTTTCACGAACAATTTTTACTGTGCTGTCAGTGGAACAATCATCAGTAATGTAACAAGTAAAATCTTTGTGTCTTTGACTCATAATACTGAACAAAGATTTTTCTATAAATTTTTCACAATTGTATGTAGTCGTCAAAATTATCATTACAAATCAATTAGAATTCCTTCAGGTTTTGTACCTAACTTAAAAAATTTCAATCTTCCATCAAATGATTCACAAACCGAATTTAGTTTAGATGAAATATTTGAGTCTTCAATCACATTTAATGTATACCCTTCATCAAGTAAATCAATACAAAGTTTATATTTCGGAGAATTTTCCAAGTTGTCCGAATTTTTCGGATGACTCAAACCATCAAGTACAAATGGGATTTCCTTTTCGAGATTCAAAGCTACATATTTCTGTTTGATAAATTCCAAATGTAGCTGATTGTATTCATCGACTTTCGAAATCAAATCAATATTATCATTTGTTTTTTTGAGAAAATAAGCAAACGCTTTATTGTCCCGATTTAGAATTGGACCTCCAACACCAAAGTCATATTTCAAACCGTCTACCCCAATTCTTCTGTCGTTTCCGATTGCATTTAAAACCAAATCTATTTCTTTTTCTGAATTCGATTTCACCATCAAATCTCCAATAATGTTTGCGAAGGATTTCTTCATTGAAATAAATGAACTTATTGAAAGTTTTACAATCTCAGCAGATTTCATACTCATGAAAAATGCATTTGTGGGCTTGGTTCGAATTTTCTGATGTATTGAAATTATTTGATTGGATAATTCTTGATGTATAGTTCCAATCAATATTGTATCCAAGTTTTTCAAATCGTTGATTATCGATCCGTTTTCATAAAAGAAAGGATGATACGCAACTTGTATATTGAACATTTCCAATTTATTTTGTATTTGTTCGGTGTCTCCAACATTGGTAGTTGAACCAATTACAAATTTTTTCTCATAGATTGGTATTTCCAACTGAGATGCAGTAAAAAATAAGTTCGAAACTTCAAATATTTCGGATGTATCAATATTACCTTCCAAAAATTGTGAAGTATCTACAAAGGTAAAAATAATGTCACAGTTTTTGATTATCTCGAGGGGGTCTGAAATAAGAATACCTTCCTGTTCGAATAACATTTTTTGTACATTAGGTTCTTTCGTCAAACAAATATTTTGACTTAAGTTGGAAATCAAATCTTCATCTTTATCTGAGACAGTTACGGATAGTCCTGCTTCTTGACATAAAAGTGCAAAAGGAATTCCTAAATTGCCGAGTCCTATAATGCCAATTTTCATTCTAATATTTTTATGTATTCTTCTTTTATTTGTTTAGCAACATTCTTGGAATAATATTTCTCAATATCAGAAGGGGGGTCAAATTTTTCTTTCGACAATATGAATCCTCCCGAATCGACTTTATATATCCAACTTGGTTTTCCACACATCCATCCTTCAATTGTTGTACGACCTAATTGTATCCCTGCAGTCTCAGAACTTCTTTGTACATAAGGTTCAATATTCCATGTTGGTGTAACGTGTTTTACATGAGAATTTAATAAAATAGCTGGTAGATAATTTGATTTGTCCTCACCAATTAATAGAAGTTCTTTTCCAATTTCCGAAGTGTAATCGATTAAATCCATTATTGTTTCTTTCCTCAAGTAATCAATTGTTCCGACAAACAAAATGTAGTTTTCCTCTTTGATTTGTTTTGATTGAAATTTTTCATTATCAACTGGATTATATATAACTTCGATTGAAGTTTCATCAATTTCAAATTTGTTGATAATATGTTCTTTGATTTCGGGTCTTATCGCTATGTATTTCTTAATTGATTCATGTTTGATTGGGTCTTCCAACTCAATTACTTCAGAGTGAATTGAATAAATTTTTTCTATCTCAGGGTAAAATTGTATCATTCTTTCTGCAACTGGTTTATGTTGCATATGTATTAAATCAAAATTTACTTCACTGACACGATACATTACGTTGGGTTGTGATGTTTGGAAACCATTTTCTGTTTGAATACCCCATTTACCATCACCTAATTTGAATCCAGGTGCTTGCTCAAATGGAAGACATTTAATTCCATGTTTTTTTGCTAACTCAGTTAATGGACCCCCAATTTGTGAAAGTACTGTTACATCACAATTTTCTTTCATCAAGTTTTTGGCTAATTCATAAACATATAATTCAGAACCAGTAAAAGTTCTGAAGAATAAACAACTAATCAAAACTTTGAGTCTTTTGTTTGGGTCTAAGGGAAGTTTGAGAGGTAGATGTAATTTGTATTTTTCTTCAAACAACTTACGGTTTTCTTCCCATTGTTGATTTGTTTGACCAATTGATTTATGAGTCATTCTAATATTGGTTATTACACCAACTTTGACTCCTTCCAAATGATTTTCCAAACAGAATGGAATGTCATAAAAATGAAATCCTATAAATTCTTCGTTGAAAGTTTTTTTGATTCTTTTCTTGTGAATTGCAATAAATAGACCATCAACTACAATAGTCTCACATACGTTATTGCCTAATGCATCTGCGTATTTGGATTCCCACTTTTTTCCACCACTTTCATGATTGACAATACCAACCATTTTTTTTCTATTTTCCCACCACATTCCACTTGAAGGCATAACGGTTGTTCCTGCCATTCCAATGATTCCAAAGTCAGTTTTTTCAAAATGTTTTAGAATTTTGTTATACCAAGCGGGTGTGTCAAAATATATATCATCGTGACAAAGTATAACTATGTCCGTTTTTGCTTCGGATAAAATTTCGTTATATACTTGAGATAGAGATTTTTCTCCGTTATTAACTTTTTCAATGACTTCAAGTTTTTTAAAACCTGAACTTTTTTTCAAATATTCAATGAATTCAGGTTTAGTTTGTCTTGTTGAATATCCTACAGTAATCATATTCCAGTACTTCCGAATCCTTTATCTCCTCTATCTTTATCCTCTACTTTATCAACCAATTCAAACTCTACAAATTTACCATTGACTACGGGGCATAAAACCGCTTGAGCAACTTTCATTCCTTTCGAAACTGTAACTGAGTGATTGTTAGTGTTAAAAACAATTACTTGAATTTCACCAACATAACCTGAGTCGATTGTACCTGGAGTATTCAAAACTGTCAAACCCATGTTTATTGCCAATCCACTTTTGGGTCGTACTTGAATTTCGTGTTCTTCAGGTATTGAAAGTTTCAATCCTGTTGGAACTAAAGCTCTACCAAACGGAGGTATAATAATTTCTTTGGTTGACTTCAAATCAAATCCTGAGTCTGAAGGATAAGCGTAAGTTGGAACTTTAGTATCTTCATGAATTAATTCAACACCGATTGACTTTGTTTTTGTCATTCTGATGTGGTCTTCATTCATTTCATCTGCGGACATACCCAAAAGAGTTTCTAATTCTTTCATGTAGTCTTCCTCAGGTTCTACACCTGCATCCCTTTTTATTTGGTCAAATGTTTCTTGAATTTGTTTCCAAACATTATCGTTTTTTAATTCGTCGTTCATCATTTTCTAGCAATGTCATAATTTTCTATAAACCAATCTATGGTTTCATTAATACCTTCTTCGAGGTCAATAAATTTGTAGTCTTTGGGTACATCCGACTTTGCAGTTTTCTTATGTTGTCCTTTTGGCATCGATGGGTCGAAAACTATTTTATCAGGACTTATGTCGAATTTTTTTGTTACAATTTTTACAACGTCCAAAACTGAATTTTCCATCTCAGGGACTGCCATGAATGGTACATCACTATTCCAATTTTCAATCGCCCACAAAATATTTTTTGCAAGGTCATAAGTATGAATGAATTGTCTTAAAGGACTACCATCTCCCCAAACGATAAAGTCCTCATTATAAAATTTAGTGTGATATGCTCTTTGAATGATTCCAGGAATTATATGACTATAATCAGGATGGAAGTTGTCATGTGGTCCATACACGTTTGCAGGAATGACGGTAATCCAATTTAATCCTGTGTATAGTCTAATCATTCTTGTTTGATAGCCTGACAATCTCTTTGAATATGCATATCCTCTATTTGAGGGGTGAGGGTCACCCATATTAATTTGGTCAGGTGTGAGAGGATATGTAACTTCTTTGTCGGGAAATATACAGGTTGAGGAAAAGTTTACAAAATTTTTAACTCTATTCTCGTAAGCGGCATTTATTACGTTGTTACTCATAATATAGTTTTCTATAAAATAAGCTTCGTTGTCTAATATGTTTGCTTGAACACCACCTATCTTCGCTCCACAATTTATAATTGTATCTACTCCTGAGTTTTTTACATGATGTGTGATATACTCTTTTGTAAGTTTCTCATCTGTCAAATCAACATCTTTTCTCGTATGGAAAATGTGATTATCACCGATTAATTTTTTGAAAGGGGAACCAACCAATCCGTTTGACCCCAAAACTAAAACTTTCATATTCATTATGTTAATGTTGTTATTTTCTTTATGACATTAATCAACACCAAAACGTCTTTCTCACAATATTCTACAATACCCTTGATGTCTTTATTTGTCCAATAAGCTTCATGAACTTTGTTTCCTGTAACTTCCATATTTTTTGAAGACTCGACTCCCATACAAACACACATTAGTTCAAGGGATGCAATTGAACCATAACCACCGTACTGCCAAAGTTCTTTTGTATCCAATGCTTTTATTTCCCATGGTTTGGTGTCGTGACCTGGTAATATTTTTGGAGGTAGTAAACCATTCATAATCATTCTTTTTGCAAGCATTGGAATGTCGAATCCTTTGACATTATGACCACAAAGAAAAAATCCTAATTCTCCGACTCTTCGCAAAAGTTTTTGAACTTCTTGTAACAAATTTTGTTCATTTTCGTTACTGAATGATTGTATTTTTACTTCTCCATTATCTAATACAAAGGCAACACTTACACATGCAATTTTGGCAAATTCTGGTACTAATGCAGAACGATTGACAAACATTTGTGAATGTCCTTTGTCGGCATCTTCAGGGAACCTTTTCTGAAACCAATCAAAATAATTTTTGAACTGAAAAGACAATTCAGGATTTTTTGACTCCAAAGTTTCGAAGTCGGGATAAACTCCTACCGTTTCAATATCAAGAAATAAAAGTTTTGTAATGGGAATATTAATCATGATTTATTTGCAATGTGTAAGTAAAACTGTTTTCTATCATTTGTTACATTGTTCAAGTCATATTTGTCTTTCACTGTCTCATATAACCTTTCACCCATATCTTCTATAAGATTTGGATTTTTGACTAATTTTTCTATAAACTTTGCCCAATCTGCATGGTTTCTTGATTCATTGACTAAAATGGCGTTCCCATCAACAAAATTACCATTGTCAAAACAATGTTTCAAATCAATAGTATATGGACCGATGTTTGAAGCAATGATTGCTTTTTTATAGAAACCTGCTTCAATTACTTTTAGTTGTGACTTCATTCTATTAAACATTGTATTTTTGATAGGAGCTAATGAAATGTCGAACTTTGAATAATTTTTTGCATATGCCGTAACAGGCTTAGTCCACACTCTAAGATATGATTCATTTTGACTTTCAGAATGTTCTTCTTGAATATACTTCAACAAATGATTCTTGTAGTTGTCTGAAATGATTTTATAGTTTTGTGTAAATATTTTTTCATACATAGCCCAAACAGTTTCTGCTGGTAGTATGTTTCTTTTTGTTTGTTCTCCTGTTTGAGCGTTAATTTCGGTTACAGTTCCTCGTGTATCAAATCCACATAATACATATTGAATTTTGTCTTTCATTGGAAGCAATTTAGCAAACCCTGAATCTAATAATTGTATGTCGTGTAAGTGTGAGGACCCACCTAACCAACCAACTCTTACTTTATCAAACTTTTCAGTTTTTTCTTTGAATTGAGATTCGTTGGGATTAATTGCATTTGGGAAAACAATAACATTTTTATTGTATTTCTTAATTTCGTCCGCAAAAATTTCTGTGGTAGTTGTTACAAATTTAGCAACTTTAAGATTCGCTAAAATTTTTTCATTGATTTTATTTACACGAATTATATCGTGAATGGGGTGTTCTTTACCAGGCATCCAATAGTCATCGATGTCACAAACAGTAACAATTCCTTTATCATTTAGTTCTTGAATAAGTTTGTGAGCCCTATCGAAGTCTGCTCCTATACTACGGTGAAAAGCTACAATTTGATACTGAGACCAAAAATTAACATCATCGTATGGTGGTTCATAGATAATATCTACGTGAAACTCGTCGGGATATTGATTTTGAAGAAAAATGTGAGGATCGACTGAACGAAATTTTCCAACACCTGAGCGGTCTGATGGAACAACTAAAACTTTGACTTTTGACATAAATTTATAATATACCCTAAAGTATAAGTTTTTATGTCAAATAAGAAAAGAAGTTAGGACAACTTTTTAATTTTTGTAACCTTACCTTCAAAAATATGCTTCCCAACTTTGAAACTAAAAATTTCATTTGTCTTCTCAGATGATTCTGAAACTAAACCATTTTCTTTTAGAGCATTATTAACAGCTTCATTAATCATTTTCTGTAACAATTTATAGTCAATATTTGTTACGGGAGATGGTTGAGTAGATGATGTTTGTTGCTTAGATTTTGCCGAATCAGGGACGTAATTTCCAGGATTTTCTTTCATTAATCTTGTGGCTCTTTCTATTAAGTCGCTTGACAAAGTTGGGTTTGCCTGTTGTGGTTGTGAGATTGGATGCTCCATCATGAGTTTTTTTATTTCATCAGGAAGTTTGGAGTTTTTGATTGCATCTACGGTTGGAACTCCCACAGGTTTTGTATTCTCAACAGGCAACGATGACAAGTATGGTTGATTAATCTGAGGCATCGATGGTTGTTCCTGAAGAAACTCTCGGGGTATATTATATTTTGCTTGCGGTACATTGAAATTTTCCACCATATTTGACGGAGAATTCATTTCTCTACTATCACTTCTTTTGATTCCATCTTATCCATGATGGCTTTAGAAATCATAAGTTTTTGCATTAATTGGTCCATAATTAGAATTTTGCTATAATAATAATCGAAGTCATACTTTTGTCACCATTTGGATTGAAATTTGGTCTCATTTCTGTAAAATTTTCTCCAGTTGGTTTAAGGGATAGGATCTTATCTAATCTAAAAAGTCTCCACCCTGGTAGAGGTTGTTCTCCTTTGTAGGCTGTGTGAGACGATCCTTCTTCGTCCCACGCTCTTAATACCTTATTTCCTGCTTTACTTGTTCCTAAACACACGGGCTCAACCTCTCTCAATCCTCTACCACCTGGCTCATCACCATCGTAATAGATGACCACTTTCTGTTTGTTTTTAATAGCATTTACGACACTATCAACAGAAGCGATTTCACAGATTAAACCTCTAAGTGTGTTTTGTAATTTCATTAAAAGTTAGGATAAGGTTTTGATGGGTTAAATTTGTTAATTTTAATTTCGTTTTTTCTTTCCGCAATGTCAGTTATAGTTCCAGCGTTTACGTTATACACATCCAAGAAAGCTCCTGTTCCTCTACCCATTGAATCACCATCAGCCACAGCGTCTCGGTTCACAGATGAATATTCGTTTCCAACGGCATTAAAGTCGTTCTTAGGGATTAATTTTGCTCTTTCAGCGTCACCAATTGCGGTTAAAGCATTTGGGATGTCTTGCGATAAATCGAGTGCGAGTTCGTTTGCCATAATTATATTTTGTTCATTATTTCATTTATTCTTTTCAGACTTTCAGTTACTGCCGCATCGTACTTACTGTATGTATTCGCATGTTTCTGAGAAGGTCTGACATTTGTAAAATCCTTTTTCTCGTGAGGTTTAATAAATTGGTTTTGCATTCCAGCATCCATTTTATTTTTCTTGGTCATTTGTGTATAATCCCTCATTTTTCTCAATTCATTGTTCACCCAATTTTTCATTTCAACTCCACCGTTCAATATGAATGACGGGTCTCTTTGATTACCAATGAAATTGTCGAAAAAGTTTTTTATTCTTTTCAATTGTTTGTACTCTATAAATTTTTTGTCTTGTAGTTCCTGATTTCTTTTGTAACCCTCGGTATTTTCATCAGCACCTTTAACCATATGAAAACTTTTTTTCATGTGGTCTCTTAAAGTTGAAGGAAATTCTATTTCCCCTTTCGATGAATTGTATAAATCTTTATTCACTTTGAATTATTTTAATCAAATCTTTTTTTGAAATTCCGTGTTTTTCTGCTTGTTTGAGTAAAGAACTTAAATTCTTTTTGAGAACTGGTGACAAAGTTTCCGTTTCTTTTTTTGATATATCTGCAGAATCCTTTTTCTTAGCCAACATATCCTCCACAACTTTTATTGCTTTTTGTTTCTGAATTTCAGAAAGTGTAGCTCTTGTTATGAAATTAGGGTCCTTATAAAACTTAGATTTTTTATCTTTCTTACCTGAAGGGTCTTTTCCTTGTTGTTTTGTTCTTTCTTTTGCTTCATCAGGTTCCATTCCCATGTCTTTCACCAAAAATTTGAAAGTTTCTTTACCATCCAAATCCTCGGTTTCTTCATATCCGAATGCTCCTGACATATCGATTTCCTTAACTTCACTCTCACCATAATATGTTCTGTAACCACGTGAAATCGGGTCGTTTGTAATTCTTGACGCTGCAACAGTTTGGTCCATAGTTTTTCTTGGATGAAGTCTTGGGTCCAAAATTGGGATTTTTGAATTTGACATACTTCCATCGGTATTGACTAATTCTTCCAAATCAGTTTTCAAAGTTTTTGTGTCTTTAATTTTTTTCTCTTTTGTAACTTTTTTCAAGTGTTTTTTTACTTTCTCACCCTTTTCTTTGTCGAAATGAATAACCTCATCTTTTTTACGTGCTTCGGTCAAAGTGTTTTCAACAGAGAAGTATAGAGAATATTTATCCCCTTTGTCTCTCATCAAGAAATAATAAGGTGATGAAAAAAATTCAGTGTCCACAGGAATCATAGTATATTTTTTATCTATAAATACTATGACATAAGGTATTTATCATTAGTTTATGGCATATCAAAATATTAATCAGTACAACTTCAGACGTTGGGGTATTAAACCTGTCAACGAAATAACTGACATTTGTTTAGCTTCTGATGAGAAAGACTACAATCAGGAAGTAATTTTTTCCCCATTGTTGATTGGAGAAAATGATGGAAATAGAATGCCATTCAAATTCGACATTAATAATACTGCAACAACTTTATGCCAATCAGGAACTTGTACATTTGACAATGATGTGATTGTTTCTGAAAACTATTGGAATCCTGATGGACTTGACCCTAATTTTTGTCCTAAAATAACTAACCTTTGTGATGTAGGTTTGACAGGGATTGACAATGGTTTGGTAAAACAAATGTCAGGAGAAACAATCCAAATTAATACAGGATTATATACCTCGAATACTGACAAATATAGTAGATACAAATATGATAGGAGGATGAAACTTCATCCTATCACAGGATTCACCACAACACAAAATCGTTTGTGGAATGATGATTCATATAGTTACAATTTGAATTATACAACAGATGGAAATCCTGTAGGATACTTTGCAAGATTAAATGGAGGATTTTTCCAAGGATTTTACAAAATTCCTGGGTACGATTATCAAATATTTCCACAAAGAGTACCTTTAGGATGGACTGCTGAATTCATGTTAAGATACAGATGGACGGGAGATACAAACGTCGGTTTAAATAATCGCTATCCAAACAATAAAGGTACATTCTTCTATATGGGTGCCCGAGCAGAGAATAAGTTTTATCATTATGCGGATGGGGAACCAAAACAAGACACGGGATATACAAGAGTAACTTCAGGTCTTACATGTATGGAAACCTGTGGTTGTGCAAGTTCAGCGAACACCGCGTCAACTTGTCTTCACGTTTATCAAATATCAGGAGGAACATCTACCAACTGTAATTGTGGATGTCCATGTTCATGTCAAGTTTTTGCCGAATATCCCGAAAAAGACCCATTGTATGATGGAGTTTCAAATGGACTCTCGATACGATTGAGTGGGGATACAGGAAACCCGAGGTTGTGTGTAAAAACATATAGAATAACTGGTGGTTGTGAAACTACTGGAACTTGTCAAACAGGATTGACTTACCATACAGGAACCTCAGTTACTGAATGGTGCTCAACTCGTGGAATATTTGATGAGTGTAAAAATACTCCTTATATACAGTTAGAACATTGGGTTCAAATTGATGCGGTATTCCAACGAAGGGAATGGTTAGATACTTGTGACCTGTATGAAAAAGGAGGTCTCGGATTATTGGTTGACACAATTTATACCGCAACACCCGCACACAATAGTGTGAGTTTAATTGAACCACCACTTACACATGAATTACCTTACGATCCAGCCACCACAGAAATTGTAACATTCAATGACAATTGGACTGAAGAACAAATCTACAGACTTGGTACATTCAAAGTTTTTGTCAACGGAAAACTATTCTTGGTTATTGAAAACTTCGAAGAGATAATACCAAGATTGTTGGACGTTCAAAGGGAAAAACAAATTGGTGTGGGATATAATATTTCATTGGGTGGAGGAACTCAGGGATTAAAAGATAATCTTACATTTTCTGGTGGATGTCCTCCATCTATTAGTGGGATTACTTATCAACAAGATCCAGAATGTTTGACAACTGATGATTTGGACAATACCATTTATTCGGGTTTGACGACTCATATCAAGTTAGAGGAATATTTTGGTGGAAGCATGATTGGAGATATAAGTGCTTTCCGTATGTATGTCGAACCTTTGGACGCTTCCGAGGTTTATCACAACTTTAGTTTGTTGAAGGATAGATATAATCTTTTGGACCCTAAATGCCCTAATTGTGTTGTAATAATACCAACCGCAACTCCTACACCGAGCGTTACTTTAAGCCCAACTGAGACTACAACCCAAACACCAACACCGAGTGAAACTCCAACTGAAACACCGACTCCAACAAATACTGAGACACCAACTGAAACACCGACTCCAACGAATACTGAATCACCAACTCAGACTCCAACGAATACTGAATCACCAACAACTACTCCTACACAAACACCAACTCCAACTATATTAAGGACTGAATTTGTTGTTTGTTCAGGAGCAACTTTGGAGGAGGCTTGCTTCTGTGTTTATAGTGGATCGATTTGGGGTGACAAGGTCATTTTTGATGAGAACATTCAATTCTATGATTCACCATCAGGGCCAAATACAACTAACCTAACTGGATTCTATTCATATAATGGATTCCTCATTGAATTGGATTCTGATGGGATTACTGTTGGTGCATATTCTATTTGTCCCACACAAACACCTACTCCGACACCAACTGTAACTAATACACCAACCAACACTGAAACACCAACCGAGACACCAACCCAAACTCCAACTAATACTGAGACGCCAACTCAGACTCCAACACCAAGTGTGACAATTGGATTAACTCCGACTGCGACTGAAACTCAAACACCAACACCAAGTATTACTCCAAGCAACACTGAAACTTCGACACCAACTCCTACCGAAACTACAACTCAGACTCCTACTGAGACTCCAACTCCAACATCAACTCCGACTAATACAGAAACCCCAACTAATACAGTAACACCAACACCTACTCAAACTGAGACACCGACAAATACTCCAACTGAAACTCCAACCAATACTCCAACTAATACTCCTACGGAGACAGAAACTTCTACGCCAACTCAGACTCCTACAAATACAGAAACTCCAACCCAGACTTCAACTGAGACTGAAACTCCAACTCAAACTCCTACACCTACTGAAACTCCAACACAAACACCAACTAACACAGAGACTCCAACACAAACACCAACACCAACAAACACGGAGACTCCGACCAATACTCCAACTGAAACATCAACCTTAACTCCTACACCTACCAATACTGAGACTACAACAAATACTCCAACTACGACCGAAACTCCTACACCGAGTGTAACCATCGGATTGACACCTACCGCAACTGAAACATCAACACCAACTCCGACTGAAACTCCTACTCAAACCGTAACACCTACTAATACAGAAACTCCAACACCGACTAACACTAAAACTCCAACCAATACTCCAACAAATACGGAAACACCTACATCAACACCAACCAACACCGCAACAACTACTTCAACACCAACAGTAACTCCTACAACAACACAGACACCGACACCAACCGAATTAGTTTTCTTAGCCCAAGAAGACTTTTTCACGATTCAACAGGAAGACGGTTTCAATATATTTGTGACATAAAAATAATATTTATAAAATAAAAATGAAATGCCTAATTTACCTATATCCCAATTACCTGAAATAACTGCAACAACTTCTAACGCAGAATATGCGGTTGCTCAAGATGGTGTAACATATAGAATCAAAAGAGGATATATGGCCAGCGGAAAACTGTTTGGGTCTTTCTATCAAGAAAATCCTCAATCAGGTTTCACACAAGATGTAATATATGCTTTATCGGCATCAAGTACCGCTGATAATGCTGGAATTACAGTTGTTGATAATACAAAATTCACGGTTTCTAGTGGTGGAACTTTTAACTTACAATTCTCAGCTCAACTACAAAAGTTACAAGGAGGTAGTAGTGAGGTAATAACTATTTGGTTGAGAGTTAATGGTAGTGATGTATCATGGTCGTCCACAAATTTAACTTTTGCAAATAATAATGTTTTGACTGTAGCCGCTTGGAATTTTGTAATTCCATTAAATGCGGGAGATTACATGGAATTAATGTTTTCTACCACTGATTCCGAAATAATATTATTTGGTTCTCCTGCAGTTAGTGCTCCAACAAGACCAGGTATTCCATCATTAATTGTTACAGTCGTTCAAATATAAGTAGAATATGGCATGTAACTATTACCAAATAATAAACTACAATAGTGTTGAAGATGGATATTATCGATATACAGGTTGCACCAGTGTTGTAAGTGTCGGAACCATAACACCATTAAACACGGAGTATGTTTGTGCTGAAGATTTGGTGAAAGAAAGTTACAGTGGGCCGTTGGACATATCCAACATAGGACTATGTCCATCGGCTACACCAACAACTTCAGTTACACCATCAGTAACACCAACAGTAAGTTTATCTTCAACACCAATCACACAAACACCAACTCCGACTTATTCTCCAACTCCATCAGTAACTCCGTCTGCGGTATATGAAAGAAACTTAAGGACAGGTGGTTGGTATCAAAATGTCTGTGAGTCTGTTAATATGATTGCAAATGCTGCGAATGTTAAAATTTTT